ATAAGGCAGCAATCAATGTTCTTGAGAAAGGAATTCTTGATGAGAATCATGTTAGGCTGCTCAATACAACAGTAAAAGATATTCCAGAGAATTACAAAATTAATAATAAGGGAATTGTATTTAAATTTTCTTCCATGCTTGGAGGATGTGGAAAAGAACCAACAAAAGGAAGGTCTGCAATGTTTCAGGCAATCAAAGATAGAAAGATTGATTTTGGTTCCTTAATCTCTCCAGATACAAAGGCGGTATTTATCGTAACATCTGTTGAGGGTGGAACTGGATGTGGAGCTACACCGGTTGTAGCAAGATTTTATCAGTCTATGAATATTCCTGTACATGTATTTGCATTTATCGGATTTCAGGATGAAGCTAGAGGTATTAGCAACTCTCTTAAGTTCTTTAAAGAGCTTGGTAGTAATGTAGTTCTTCATACAATCAGAAATGAAAAATTCTTAGACTATACACAGACATATGCAAAAGCAGAGGTTGCAGCAAATGATGAGTTTGCAAAACAGGTTGAGATTTTGGTCGGTGCTAATATGATTGACAGTGCTCAGAATATTGATGATACTGATCATTATAAGATGGTCGCTACTTATGGATATTCAGATATTCATCATGTAGATTTAACCAATGTAAAGAATAACGATCAGTTCAATAAGGCAGTATCAGAAGCATTCGAGAATGCATCGTGCTTAGACTATGATCCTGACTGCAAACGTCTTGCAGTTATTGTCAATGCATCAGAGAAGACACAGGCTGCTGTTGATAATAAGTTTGAAGTTATCAAAAGATATGTGGGAGAACCGTTTGAAATCTTCCGTCATATTCAGACGAATAATGTTATCAAAGAAGAGTATATTGATATCATTGCTGTAGGCATGAGTTTTCCAGAACAGGGCATCGTAGAAATGTCTCGTAAATATGCTACATTAAAAGAAAATCTGAATACTGGAGTAAAATCATTTGAAGATATCTTCGGAGGAATTGATTTCGATGATGATGAAGATGAATTCAATATGAACGTAAGGCAGATGGCTAATCCCGACAAAGTTGTAGATGATTTCTTATCTTCAATGGAAGAAGCTGCAGCTACAAAAATGTCTGAGAACAAGAAGATCGTTACGGAGGCAATCTCTGCTGATGAATATTAAGAGGTGATACCGATGTTTGAAAAATACTGGCAAGAAAAAGAAGCATATGATGCTGCTCATCTGAAAGAAATGTGTAGAGTTATTCCAATGAATTCACCGACGTTTAATCAGTCTGTGTTTGTTCAGACAATTGATTCTATTCCGCAGATGAATGATGTAGACTTGAGAAAATTTATTCAGCAGCATTTCAATTCAATTATGCATAATACATTCTTTTCTCAAGATAGCACAAGATATGTATTACTGTTTAGAGATATACGTTTTCTTGATGCATTTATTGATGTGCTTATAAGAATGCAGTATTTTGAAAAAGATACTGTAATAGAATGCAATACAATTTGTTATCATTATATAACGTTAAGTAATAGTGATAAAGATCCTCATGTGTTATCTAGAATGATTCGTATATCAAATATCATTAATCGTTCTGGATTGCCACATTTATTAGGGCTTGGCTTGGGTGAGAACTTAGCATCTATGTTATTAATCGCACGGTATTCTGATCTAGATTTGAATATCTGCGTAAAACGTGTAGATTTTATTATTATCACACAGCCTAAGGAACTTATGAACCAGAAAATGATTACGGAGGTCTTTAAGAGTTTATTTAATCCGATGGAAGAATTCCCAAGAATATTTCCTTACTTCATGCTTGATGTATTACCAGATTATAATGAGAATAATCCGAATACATTATGGGTTACAGATGAAATAGATGAGGTAAATTCTGTTATGAATTTAGCCATCTTAGATATCTTGGATAATCTTCCATCACAGTTAATTCGTAATACTCTGGTAAATTATGCCGAAGGATATAGAATTGTAAATTCCAATAAGAGGGTTCGCTTCAGTATGCAGAGATTAAGCGACGACTATTATAGAATCAACGACGTTGTAAATGCTTTGGCAGAAAGAGAATTGATATTTGTTCCGTAATAAGAATACCGGTAGGGTTACTCCTACCGGTATTATTTTTGTTTTATATTATTTTTTATTTTAAATTGTACGAAATTATTTCTTCATTTACTTTAATATAATAATAGTTAGGTATATCTTAATGAAATGAAATTTACCCTTCGTTGCATTAAATTATAATACCTATTACATAATTATAATAGATTATTACGTTAGGAGGAAAAATCAATGTCTTTATTGGCAAATAGTTTCAGAGCACAGGTCAAACAAACAAAGGATATTTCACAAATTAATGAGATGACATACAGTATTTCTTATCCAACAGGATTTTTTAACTTGGATATGGCCAACGGCTATGTTCAAGATACAGCAAATGGAAAACATTTTGAACTTGGAATTTCTGATGGATCTATTAATATGCTTATCAGTGATTCTGGTGTTGGTAAAACGACACTTGCCACACAGATTGCATGGAATATTGTAAAGAGATTTAGTAATGCATGTGTTTTCTATGAGCAGTCTGAGGTTGGTACAAATATTCAGCGTTTGAAGAATCTTACAGGTCTTGATAATCAATCATTTAATGATAGATTTATCGTTCGCGATGCCGGTATTACTACAGAATCAATCTATCGTCGTGTTAAAATGATTCATGATATTAAAGTAGATAATGCTTCTGAGTATACGTATGATACTGGACTGATCGATGATAGAGGAGATAAAGTATTTAAGTATACACCGACTGTAGTAATTGTCGATTCTGTAAAACTTACATTATCTGAAAAGAATGCAGAAGCGGATGAAACAAATAACATGACTGGGGCTACAACGGCAAAAACCAACTCAGAATATTATACAAAAATGGTTCCACTTTGTAGAGAAGCTAATATTATTATGCTTCTTATCAACCATATTACGGTAGACGTTAATACTGGATTTATGCCTAAGAAACCAGTTCTTCCATATTTGAAGCAAGGTGAAGCTATCTCTGGTGGTAAATCTCTTACATATATTCAGAATAACATCTTTAGGCTTGATATTAAAACCAAGTATAAACCAGAAGAGGGATTTGGTATTACTGGTTCTGCAGTAAATGTGGATATTGTAAAATCAAGAACAAATAAAACAAGCAGAGCAAGATGCTGTCTTGTATTTGATCAGGAGACTGGTTATGATAACGAGCTTAGTATGTTCTTGATGCTGAAAGAAGAAAAACTTCTTGAGGGTTCTGGAGCATTTCTCAAACTTCCAGGTTATGATAAGAAGTTCTCTCAGAAACAGTTTAAGACTCTTCTTCATACTGATCCGGAATTTAACAGAGTATTCGTTGAAGTCTGTGTAGATTACATGAAGAAAGTCATGATTGAGGAATATGATAGAATCAAAAGTGAGAATGAAGTACGTAAGAATGATACCGTATACGATAATATTATTTCAAATATTGGAAACGGTTTTTATTAAAATAAAATAAGAGGAGATGAAACTAAATGGCGGCAACGTTAATGGAGATCGATGGACTCTGTGCACAGCTCGGAATTGGTAAAAATACAGCATATGAACTCCTCAACAATGGAGAAATTGATGCGTTCAAAATTGGTACTGTATGGAAGATTCCTGTAAAGGGAGTAGAAGAATATATCGAGCGTAAATGCAATGAGAGAAAGAAGTCAATGTGCAAAATTATAAAATAAGTGCATATTATATATTTGGAAAGGATGGAGGCATAGTTCTCCATCCTTAAAAATATATACAGAGGAGGTAAAATAAAATTGGCAAATGTAATCAATATCGACAAACAAATTGAAGAATCAATTAAAAATCTACCTGATTATAATTACATGCTTGGTAGAACGTTAATGCAACCGTTCAAGCCAGCCAATTCAGGTTCAAGAGCTTTAATGTACGCGGTACATTCAGAGCACTTAATGGTACCGACAAATGGAGAAGTACCAAATATTCAGACTGGATTTGAGACAGAGTTTGGCAGAAGCTCTTCGTCTTATATTGCGGCCGATTCAGATTTAAAAGTATTGTATAAGATTCCTAAGTTTGAGTTTAATCCGAATCATTATTATTTAATCGTGCAGGATATGAAAACTGGAGTCTTTGACGTACTGGAAAGAGTTACTTATAAACACAGTACAGAATCTTATGGATATATCTGGGATAGCAGCAGGATGGATAGGCTTAAAGTTGGGGACGTTATTCATGAGGGAGATATTATCAAGACTTCTATTGGATTTGATGAATATGGAAATAAGATGAATGGCGTAAACTTGGTAACGATGTATCTTAGTTGTGCTCAGAATATGGAAGACTCTATTATCATTTCTGAGTCCGCATCTAAGAAATTGGAAACCTCACTGGTAAAGAACACTTCTGTTCCTATCAATGATAATGATATTCTTCTTAATCTATACGGAGATGCTAATCAGTATAAGACATTTCCTGACGTTGGAGAGAAAGTAAAGAATGGTATCTTCTGTTCTATTAGAAGAATGGAGAATGAAAACGTGTTGTATTCTCTATCTCAGCAAAGGTTAAGAGACATTATGATTAGTGACCGTAATATTCTTATGGATGGAACGGTTGCTGATATTGATGTATACTGTAATAATCCTGACGCTCTTGGCGATTCTCACTATAATCAGCAGCTCTATTTCTATTATAAACAGAGTATGGAGTTCTGTCGTAAAGTAAATGATATCGTTGGACCTATCAAGATGGATTCCAATTGTAAAACAACTAACAGATTGAATGAATTGTATGCTAGATGTAGAGATACAATTGCTGGTAAACAGTTTTTTAAAGATAGAGTATTTAATAACGTAAGTATGGAAGTTACAGTTGTACAGCAGTTATTAATGGAACCTGGAGACAAGATGTGCGACCGTTATGGCGGAAAAGGTATTGTATCTAAAATCGTAAAAGATGAGATGATGCCTGTACTGGATAACGGCAAGAGAGTCGAGGTTATTAAGAATCAGTCTACTTGTATCAATAGAGAGAATGTAGGACAGCTTCATGAGCAGTCATTGTCATTTATTAGTATGAGACTGATTGATTATTTCAAAACTGGAGTATTCTCATATCCGGAGATGGCTGAAATGTGGTATGAATTTGTTAGCATGATTGACAAAGATGAAGCAGAACACATGCTTAGCTGTTTCAATTTGCAGGATGAGTGGGAGTCAAGGATGTTTATGGAAAGTGTATTTGACGATGATGCTATTATCATAAGTTCACCTCCATTTACTACGCCGGTTAATATTGATCTGATTGCTGATATCTATAAGAAGTTTCCATTTATCAAACCATATACGGTTAAGGTTCCAATGGAAGATTCTAATGGAAATATCAGATACGTAAAGACAAGAAGACCTATGGTTATTGGTAAGATTTATAACTATAGACTGAAGCAGTATGCAGAAGAGAAATTCTCAGTAACCTCATTATCTGCTACAAACTTAAAGAATCTTAATACTCGTTCCAAAGCGAATAAAGTATATGAGACTAAGTTTACTAAGACTCCTATCATGTTTGGTCCTATGGAGTCTGGGGACCTTGCTCATTTAGGAATGCAGTATGTCGTAATGAATCTGATGTTATATTCATCTTCTCCACAGGCAAGAAGATTGTTTGAACAGCTTCTTATCGGGGATCCGTATAACATTGATATCAAACTGGATAAAGATTCTAAGAACAGAAATGCTGAGATTATCAATGCATTATTTAAGACTATGGGAATTAAGCTTGTGTTTGAAAAGATCCCTAAACAGAAGAAATTCTTATGTCTGAATGTAATGTGTAAAGTTGTTCCACCTAGATTATTCAAGGGAGAACAGACAAGGATTCGTGAAGTCATGGGAAGATTTGACGAATTGCAGTTACAATATAATGCCGCATTACAGGATAAACGTGGTAAGAATATGGTAGGTCGTGTAATGTGCAAGGAGGTTGGAGAGAATGTACCCGAACATGTTACAAAAGCTCGAAGAGAGCTTATTGAGCTTAAAGAGCGGGAGTCTGACGACAGTACAGAATCTTGAGTTCTGTACTGAGATAAGTTTTACAGCAATAGAGTTATTATCAATTCCGAATTGGACGGAAGAACAGCAGAGAATTGCCGATTTGATTTTACAGATCGGCAATATTACTTATAATAATACCTCTTGTGATGTAACTCCTATCGATGATGGAGTATATGATCAGCTTCTGGCTATCTATAAGACATATAACAGAAACTATCAGGTTGGAGCACCACCGATAGTATTTGATGAAGTTCCTCAGAATGAATTTGAAGAGCAGAAAGTTATGTGCACTTGCGTGGATGAGAATGAAATTGATTCTAAGTTATATGCAAGAGAAATATGGAAACAGCATACTCCAATTAGTTTCAAAAGACCAGTCAATATGTGTTTCATTGTAAGAGATCCAATTAGCAAACGCCTTATCAATACAACACATGAATATCCTGAATTAGTTGGCACATTGGACAAATGTAAGTTTGTGCTGAATAATGATGCCATCGAGAAAGGTGTATTTGATAAACCATCTGTTCAGGTATTTGAGAGAGACTTCATTCATAAATGTCTTGCAATGGGAGTAATCCAACCACAGGAAAGATTTAATATGATTGGAGAGCTTAAATATGATGGAGTTTCTGTAGAGGCTAAAGTATGTGGAGATACCATTATCTCATCATTATCCAGAGGAGATACAGCTGATAATATTGCTACAGATTTAACACCGATACTTGGAGGATATAAATTTCCATGGGCAAAAGATGTTCCAACGGATATTACATTCGGAATCAAATTCGAAGCAGTAATGACGAAAAGACATCTGGAGCAGATAGGACTAGTACGTGGTAAGACTTATAAGAATTGTAGAAATGCAATCATTGGTTTATTTGGTGCTAGTGATGCTTATAAGTTTATTGATTATATCACGCTTATCCCATTAGCAACATCATTGGATATGGATAGACTTACGGAGCTTAAGTTCTTGAATAAGTATTATCACTCTAACGAGTATAATAGATTCTCTATCTTTGATGGGGATTATAAATCTATCTTATTCCAAGTAAAGCAATTTACAGAATCTGCAGAATTAATCAGACCGATCTTACCATATATGATAGATGGCGTTGTAATTTCATTTATCGATCCAGTTAAGATTAAGACTCTTGGTAGAGAGAATTCTGTAAATAAGTATTCCATGGCGATTAAATTTAATCCAAAGAAAGTAAGGACACTCTTCTTAGGATATACGTACTCGATTGGTAAATCTGGAGAAGTAATTCCGATGGTTCATTTCAAACCATGTGAGTTCTTAGGCGGAATTCATACAAAACAGACAATCCATTCCTATCAGAGATTTAAAGAATTAAATCTTTCTAGAGGTGATGAGATTGATGTTGATTATGTCAATGATGTAATCACGTATGTTACAAAGCCTAATACAGAGCACAACAGAAGATCAAATACAATTCCGGAACCATTCATTACTAAGTGTCCATATTGCGGTAGTGATATCGTAATATCTGAATCTGGTAAATCTGCAAAGTGTCCGAATGTAAAATGTCATGAAAGATTAATCATGAGAATGGTTGATATGATTGATCGTTTGGGCTTCAAAGATTTCGCAGAAGAGACAGTGAGAGCATTAGACTTAACATCACTTAGACAAGTTTTAAATGTTTCTAGTCCGAATGATGTTGCTATTCTCGGTGCAGTAGATTCTGCTAAGTTCTTTAATAAAGTCTTTGAACTTAAGTTTGAACCAATGTATGATTATAGACTGATGTCGGCTCTTGGATTTGATGGTATTGCCGATGAGAAATGGAAGACTATCTTAAAGCAGTATAGTATCGAAGATATCATGAAAATGGATGATGATACATTAAAGATGAATCTATCACAGATTTCTGGTATCGGTCCAAAAGTAATACAGAATATCATTGATGGAAAACGAGACTATGCTGATGATGTATACGTTGGAATGAAGTATATTCCTATCATTCCATATAATACATGCGGTGCAAAACCAAAGGTTGCCATCACCGGATTCAGAGATACGGAATTTATTAATCTATTGAATGCCAATGGATTTGATGCTAGTGATAAGTATTCGGTCACAAAAGACTTAGCATTCTTAGTCGCTAGCGATCCAAATGCAAACTCTAGCAAAATAGAGAAAGCAAAGAAGTATGGAATTCTGATTTATTCTAGAACAGAGTTTCTTGATAAGCATAATATAAAAATACAATAATTCAAACTTATTTATAATTGTATATTATAACACAGTATAAAGCCATATACAATATTAAAATTACGGAGGTAAGAAAAATGACTAAGGTACTTAAAAACACAATGTATGGAAGAATGATGATTCATGAAATGATGACAAGAGGGTGGTTTCCTACAGCAGCAGCAAACAAATCTTTAGAGGATACAGAAATGCATCAGGCATTTATTGTAAACGCTAATAGTCTTGGATATGCATTTGGTGATGATGATCGACCGGAGAGACTTACAAAGGCATTCTTCGCATCTACATCTGCATACTTATCTAAAGTGAAAGTTGCAAAAACAGATGAAGCAGTTGCACTTGTTCTGACAGATGTTTCCGGAGTATTCAAGTTTGCAGCAATCGTTGAATATCATGAGAACGAGACAGATGCCAATGAACCTGGTAACTGGAGCTACGTAATGACTCTTAATGAAGATGATGTAACCGATCTTGAGAAAACAAAAGTTGTTAAGAAACTGCTGTATAACGCAGATGATTTCAAATTTGTATTCGATAAAGTTGGATATGATATCGCCGGTATCGAGTTTGAGCATCAGACATACATGTTTGACGCATGCATTCTGGTTGTTGATACTCTTGTGCAGGTTCTTGATCGTGAAGCAAAAGATGGAGAGATTGTTGATATTGAAATGCCTGGATATTTCACAGCATCCGTTTCCGTTGAAGGCGGTGAAAAAGTATTTGCAATTACTCCGGACGGCCATCAGAAGGAAATTATCAAAGACGATTCAGTTCTCGAAAAATAACAAAGTCCTGGCAGAGAGGGTGCGGATTTAATTCCGCATCCTCTGGATTTTATTTTTTAAGGAGTGGTAAAAATGAAGAAAATGCAGATAGGAAATCGTTTGTATTCTGTAGTAAAGATGGAAGAATATACAAACAATCCAGAATTGTATAATCCAAAACTTACTGCGATTGAACGAGACGATGTAATATTACCAATAAGAAATAAAAGCAATGACGTCGGGCCTGGAATATATTATCAAACTGGAGCAATGGTGGCTTATGTTGAAAAGCCAGATGATCCAGAAATGTATTCACCAAGCCGGATGATCAATTATGATAAAGCAGAATCAATTGATGATATCATGAAGAATAATCAGTTGATTAGAGACATTCAGAATGACATTATTACAACATCAGAGAATATCTTATATCTTAAAATTGGAGATGAAGATACACCAGAGATGAAAGCACTTAAGACGGCTATCAATGCGAAGCAGGTGGATAAGGCTCAGTATGAGCATAGATTTCCACAGTTTCAGAATGATATGAGACTACTTAAAGGACCAAGTATTACACTTGCTAAGTTGGTTTCAATATCATCAGCGTTTGATATTGGTGTTGAACTGACATTGAGAGACAAACAAGATTGTCCTAACCCAATGCATCAGGAAATAAATATAGACTTGACTGAAGGAAGGAACCCAAAATAAGATGAAACAGCGTGAATTTATCCATGACTATAATGATAAATTCAGGCCGAGATTTAATCAAGAACTCTTCGTTCGCTCTGATGATGAAATAGTGGAAGCTATGAAAAACATTGTTTATAGTTGTGAAAGAGATTCTACTTTCACGATTAAGGTACTTGGATTTGAAGTAATTGATGACTATGATGATATCAATCATATTCTTTGGGAGTATGAGGATTCTATCATTAATAAAACAAACAAAACCAAGAAAAATGAAGAAAATGCCACAAAGAAAAAATCATCTAGCAACAGTAAGAAGAAAGATAATCAGTTTGCATATATCAATCTGAAAGACTCGGCTCTGAAATTAATTAAGGTAACTTACTATATTAAGATTACTGAGAAGAAGAATGGTGAAGTTAGCGATACACTCGTTGTATATATCGCAATTCCAAGAATTGTAGATAAGTTCTATTTTAGATTAAATGGAAATACGTATTCTGCAATGTATCAGATTGTAGATGCAAGTACGTATAACAACAGTGCGTCTAGAAATGCAAAGAAACAGTCTATTACTTTTAAGACAATATTTATGCCTATAAGAGTATATAGATATAGCACTACCATGAAAACATTTGAAGGCGAATCCGTACAGTGTACGTATTTTGTCGCCAATATGTTTAAGAAATCTCTGTTGCTTATTAAGTATATCATTGCCAAAATGGGAATCTATGAGGCAATGAGTTTTCTGCATATACAGGGCGTATATCTTATGAAAGAACTCGATAAAGTTGACTATGAAGCACAGTATATATTTCCAGTAAGAGATATGTACGTTGTAGTTGATCGGTTCTTATTTAATACAAATCAGATTATTCAATCTTTTGTATATACACTTCATACTGTAACGAATTATATGAGAGATACAGAATATCAAGACATGTTTGATCGTACAGTATGGATCAAAGCTCTTGGCGCGGAATTCACGTCAAAAGATTTAAATACTATTTACGATAAGGGAATTTCCATCCTTGGTTCTCTTGAGTTTATTTATGATAGAGTAACAATGGAAGACCTTAAATTACCGGATAAAGATAAGTCTGACATTTATAGAGTGCTTCGGTGGATGATGTATGAGTTTAATGCATTAAGACAGAAAGACAACTTAGATATCACAACTAAGAAAGTACGTTGGGCTGAATATATCGTATCATTCTATGCTTCAAGATTAGCAATGGGAATCTATCGTATTTCAGACAAGGGAGATAAAGCAGACTTAAGTACAATCAGAAAAGCAATACAGATACCACCGATGTATTTGATTAATGCTGTTACCAAATGTCAGTTGGTAAACTACAAAGATTGTGTAAATGATCTTGATGCTATCACTGCATTGAAATATACCTATAAGGGTATTTCAGGTATTGGAGAAAAATCAAACGCAATATCATCGGCGTATCGTTCTATTCACCCATCACATCTTGGTAGAGTTGATATTGACTCCTCTTCAAATTCCGATCCGGGAATATCGGGCACAATCTGTCCTCTTGTTACGTTACATGATGGACATTTTGATGAATATGAAGAGCCAAGTACATGGGAAGCAGAAATAACCAAAGCATTTGACGCATATCGAAATATGGTCGGCAAGAAAGAAATGTGCCGTATTGTAAAAGATGTGCTGTCTAAAAATATTGATAATCCGCATCTTAATGAATGCATTGCCGTTAATAAGAAATTATTATCTATTCCGTTATATGCTCATAAGAATGAGGAAGTAATTGATGGATATGATATCTTTGGCGATGGATTAATGTGGTTTACAAATGAAGAATAACTATCTATAGGAGGATTTGAAATGGCTGCAACTGTACAATCTATGTATTATAGATACTTTGTATATTCTGCCGAAGAAGAAGCCCTTAGGATTAAAATTCATGGGGTAAATGCTTCATTTGGAACAGTAATTGTGCGTGGAGTTCCTAAACGGTATACATCAATTGTTGCCGATTTACAGGATACCAAACCAGATGCAATTATTGTTACTCGTGGAGATATTCGTAATATCAAATATAATCCTCCTACGAAGAATAAATAGGGGACGGGTAACTTTAAATAGTTACCCGTTGTTTATTTTTTGTAAGGAGGTAATGTCTTATGAAGGAAATGTGCAGAATTATTTCGAACAGAGCATGCCCGTCATGTGGGCATAAGCAATTTGTTGTAGTGGAATCTGTAATAACAGCGTATGCTACAAATAAGTATGGAGAAATTATAGATTCTGTTGTACTGGGAGATGTTGCGAAGGGGCAATGTTGTACTTGCGGATCTAGATTTGAAATGATCCCATTACCAAATGAATTTGTTCCAAAAACAAGATTACGAGAAATTCTATATTTTTCGACCCCGCATTATGATACCGAAGAGGTTATCAAATTTATTCCCAATCCAATGGAGGTAAAGAAATGAAAGTGAAATATAATATCAATCCATTGAATGTATTTTCAGATGAATTATATCTTGCATTGCATAATCTTATTCTGCCAGATAAATTGCAAGATAATCATCCTACGTATCCAATAGAACCATTATTAAAGAAAATCTTACTCAATAATGGTTGTGGATTTAAAGATAATGCTACAGAAAAGATGGTAGAAATCTTACACGGTTATATGCTGTGTTTCATTACTGGTGGTGAGGGAAACAAAGTAAATGAATTCTATGACTTTGTAGAATTACATGGTATGGAATACTTGGTAATCTTTTTGGATACCTTTAAAGGAATTAAGACATCTAATCATAAACTGCCAGATAAAGATAAGCTTACATCTGATGAAGTAATATCGTATGGTATGAGTACTCTTATGGGTAACTCTGTATACTTTGATAATATAAAGAAACTGGTTAATATCTTTATTTCCACTGTATACAATCAGGCTGTATTATCTCAAGGTATGGGAGCTACATCGGCAGCCGACAATTATCGTTGGGCTGGACCTATCATTGCTGGAAGGATTCTTAACTCATTCAGACCATTGACTGAATATGATGTCGAAGGAGTAGATTTGCATGACTTACAGCAAATTATATTATCATCTAATTCATTGGATATGATGCTGAGTGGTATAAGGCACCAAGATCTGTAGAGATATAAAGCCTTACATACATAAAAGTAATAGCTTTGTGTATGGAGGCGTATAAAATGAATGAGATGTGTAAAATAACACCGCACTACAGATGCCCAAAATGCGGACAAGAGATGCTATTTTTCTTAACAACTAGACACACATTAATAGACTACAAAGGATTAATGTTACAAAATGCTAGAACGTTTCCAGATATTAAAAGATACTTGGAGAATAAGAATATAAAATGCTTCAAATGTTTAAGCTGTAATCAGTTATATATAATTGATTGGAGCGATCATTTTCCAAAACCATTAACAGATAAATCTCAACTTGCAAAGTTCGGAGTGTGAGGAAACTCACACTCCAAGGTTTTGTGTAAAATAATATAAAGTCATTTACACTTATATAAAAATAAATAATGGAGGTGATACTTTATGAGATATAAATGGATTGAGTTATATAACTATGCCGGAATCTATAATGGTATGGGATTAACTCAGATAAGAATAGATTTCACAAAATGTAGGACTAATAAGATTATCATTCGTGGTAATAATGGTTCTGGTAAATCTACATTAATGGATGCTATCAATCCAAATCCAGATCCAAACGATAAGTTTATTCCAAATGCAGAGGCTAGAAAAAATATATGTCTGTCTGATAATGGAGTAGATTATATTATCCGTTATATTCACCCGGTAACGAATAGTGGTAGAGGAACCACTAAAGGATATGTATCGAAAACAATTGATGGCAATTTAGTAGAGTTAAATCCGAATGGTAATATTTCTTCATGTAAGGATATTTTATATTCAGAATTTAATCTTGATTCTAATTACTTATCATTATCTCAGCTTACATCTGAAAATAGAGGGCTTGTAGATTCTAAACCAGCGGAACGTAAGAAACTTATCAATAGTATCATTAATTCATTAGAGACTTATAATGTTATTCATAAGAATCTTACAAAGAAATCAAGTACTTATAAATCTTTAGTTACTTCATTGACATCAAAGATTGATTATATTGGCAATCCAGTAGCATTAAAAGCGAAACTTCAAAATACAGAAAATCGTTTAATAACTCTAGAGCAAGAAAAGAATACTACAATTGAAGCAATCGCCGCAGTGAAGATTAAAATGTCTGATTTCTTAGCAGTGCTTAGGGACAATAATTATGATGAGATCGTAAAACAGATTAAATCATTAGAGATAGAGATTAGATCCGTAAAAAGTACACTTGAAAAGAAGATGCAATTGAATGGAATAGAGGATATAAATAATCTAAAGGATTATTATAGCTCTATTAATAAGATTATTATAACTCTTGAATCAGATATTGCAATCTTGAAAGGACAACTTCCAGGACTGTTAGCTCAACGTGAAGCAGAATTTAAAGAATTACAGAATAAGCAAGAGAAGTTAAATTCTTTACAGAGTGATTATAATTATCTTGATATTAAATCTGCAATGGAATCTGCTAAAAATACTGTAGATACTTACGGAGCTGTATTTGATCGTATGGGGTTGATGAATATAAATCTTATTACTCAATCTGAATTTGATACAGCAATGGAAGCTTTAGAGTATTTAAGGACTTGCGCGATGAATCTAACAAGTTCATATGATCTTTCTTTGATTTCTAGAGTTATTAATGACAGAGTGAATGTACTGAATTTAATTCGTTCTGTTCCGAAAAAGAGAATAGAGTTAGATTGTTTAAAAGAAGAAAAGATGGATCTTGAAAAAGAATTGACAATCTTTCAATCAAAGAGACAGATTGCTGATGGATTAAGAAATAGACCATCGGATTGTTCTATTGATACATGCCCATATATTAAATCTGCTGTAGAAGCGGATGCTCAATATCCATCAGGCAAAATGATTGAGATATCTAACTCATTAGAGAATGTAACAATTCAAAGTCAATCCATAGCTAGAGATTTAGAGGAAGCTGAATTGTTATCTGATGTTCTTACCGCTGTAACAACGATAGAAAGAGAGTTAGAGTCTAAGATGAAGTTTATTCAAAAGCTTCCGGTTAGACCAGACTTTAAACAAACGTTCTTACAGAGGGTAGTGGATCTTGATTCTTTTTCCGATATTGATGCTTTATATAAATACGTCGATTGTGGAAACATGATAGAAGAATATAAAGTAGCAAAGGAACAGTTAAAAACGTATAAGATGGAATATCGTCTATATGAATCTAAGAATGAGATTATAGAGACTATCATTAACGATATTGAATCATTATCTAAGAAAACTAATGAGCTGGCTAACGATATTAATACATATAATGATTCTATCTATTCTAAAGAGCAAGAGCTTGCAGAAAAAAAGAAATCTATGGATGATATTGAAAGTATGCTCTCTATCATTAGTAATACGTACGTTCCAGCACAAACAAAACAACAGGGGCTAATTTCTACAAAAAACAGTCTAGATGGTTACACTTCTGAATTAAATTCGTTGCAGGACGAATTATCGAAATTAAATACAAATCTTGCTGGAGTGAATAATGATATAAAGGTTTTGACTGATGAACGTGATGCTATTAGACATTCATTGATTCTATTGGATGATTATCAAAGAGAATTAAAAGAATACTCTGATAAGTATACAAAGATTGAAAAGATAAGATACTATTCATCATCATCCACTGGAATACAGACAGTCTTTATGAGTTTATATATGAATAATATCATTCGTAATGCAAATGATTTATTAGGATTATTATTTGATGGAGAGTTTGCATTGCAACCATTCATTATTAATGAGTCTGAGTTTCGTATTCCATGTCTTGGTTCTGGATTATTGCATGATGATATCAGCTCTATGTCAACAGCTCAGAAGAGTATGATTTCTATGATATTATCATTCTCAATCTTAAATCAATCTGCAACTAGATATAATATCATTAGACTGGATGAGTTAGATGGTGGTCTTGATACGTCTAATAGAGGATACTTTATTACTTTATTGGATAGATTGATGGGGATGCTACGTTGCGAGCAAGCATTTATTATTTCTCACAACAATGAGCTTGATTCCTCTGCGGCTGATATTATTATTCTTAAAAACTCATCACATGAATCTTATACTGGTAATATTATATGGAAATATTAAAATAGATGAGAGGTAGGATTGCTCCTACCTCTTTCTTTTAATACTCATTGATACTTGTATCTCCACCATGTACAATCACAAGAGGATATGTAGTATTTCTATTGCCGTCTTTAGCAAATCCACCACGTACGTTAATATCAAGATCGTAGATATATGTGGAGTCTGGTTTTTCTACATTCGGTACCGGCTGTCTAGTATTCTTATCTACAACATCGAACCAACGATTTCCAGTGACCTCATCATATACTACGATAGTTTCGATAGCTCCTTTAGCTTCAAGAACCATACGATTCTCAGCTGGAGATAATCCTTGTTCCCAAGCTGCTTGATCAGAACCGATAGACATCTTCGTAACGTTAGGAATATTTCCCATTCCTCCGGTAAGAATATCCTGCATATTCGGACCAAGTCCAGCACGACCAATACCAACTGGAGTATTAATGAATGCATCATACATATTAGCGATTCTCGTGTTATCATCTTCTTCGCTAGTTGTTGTCTTAAGCTGTTTCATACGCTCAAGTTCCATTCTATTAACGTCATTAATAGTCTTATTCTTTTCTTTAATAGCAGATAATTTTGCATTAATAATAGATGCTGCCGTAGCTGTCATATCATTAATGTAATTATACTTATTACGAAGAGTCTTAGAACCACGTACCACCTGAAGCTCACTTACAATCTCTCCGCCTAACGCATCAAGCTGCATGATTGCTTCATCGAGCTGACGGTTCGTATCATTATATGCGGATGCGTAAGGAATATTCTCCTGAAGATAAGACATTGACGTCTGTGCTGCAATAGGAGCAAGAACTTCTGTATTTTCTTTTGATTTTCTACGTTTTGTTGTGGCAACAGCAGTAGTATCAACAGTAGAAACCACTTCGGTTTCTAATGCATGATCTTTAGCATCTTCATCGCCCTTAACAAACTTATTTACGTTAAAGCCTACTTCTTTAGCCATAGGTTTTACCTCCTTTAGATTTTATTTACTTGTTTATCTTAAGGAAAAATAAAGCAATATAAATACCGGTGCCACCTGCAGCACCGGCATACCAAATCACGCGAAATCCAATTTATCTTCAAGAAGGAACCTATGAAAAAAGAACAAGACAGCAGTTTAGCACAATCATGGCAAACAGGAATTCAGATGGATGGGGGCTCCACTCATCTTAAGTGGCTACTTAATGAGCTAGATCTGCCTTACAGGTATTGGTATATCTCAGACTCATTATTGTTATGTTTATACGTAATCTGTATGCTTTTATAACACCGTTCACATTGAAATAATGCAATAAGGAGGCGAAAATACAATGAAACCATTTATAAGAGGTTATAGCCAAGGGGCTAATATTTCGTTATTAAATGTTATTTATCATAAACCAAAACGAGACGAAGAGACTGGAAAATATGGCAAAGATAGTATTGATATTGTTTATAAAGATATGGATACTATGGAGAAGAAAGTACAACATATCGAAGAGCCAGTCTACACATATTACATGACAAACGAAGGAGTTCCAGTAGATTACAACAAAATGTTTATTGAAGAATCAAATGTGCATCCGGTTGTTTGCAAGTATAGAGATTTAAAGAAAAGCATAGCAGAGAATACCAATAACCTTGAGTTTTTCTATGATAATATTAAAAGCGGAAATGCTAGAAAGAATGATGAGCTGTTTAAGATTCCATCTGTATTCAATGCAGATATGCATATAGAAGATTATTATAGATTTGAATTTTCTAGAATGTATAAGAATGATCCGTTTAATCCAACTAAGTTATATTTCGATATTGAGGCTGATACTAGATATATCAAAGGAAACTTTCCGGAGATGGGAGAATGTCCTGTAAATGCGATTACATTAGTAGATGATGCAAATTTCCATGTTTATACATTATTATTGGAAAATCCTGAAAATCCATTAATAGATGAATTTAAGAAGGTTCCTGATATTACGAAAAAGCTGAAACAATTCGTACAAGATAGAGTCGGTGGGTGGAAGAATGAAGTACGGTATGGATTAGATAAGTTCTCTTATCATATTTTATTTTATGATGAAGAGATTAAATTGATTCATGATGCATTCAATGTAATTAATGTCATTAAGCCAGACTTTGCTTTGGCGTGGAACATTGCGTTTGACTTACCATTCTTAATTCAACGTATCATTAACTTGGGATATGATCCATGTGAGATTATCTGTCATCCTGATTTTGAAGTTCCAGAGTGTTATTATTATATTGATACTCGTGCTGATAAGTTTGAAGAGCGTGGAGATTATGCACAGGTGTCTGCATATACTGTATATCTTGATCAGTTAATTACATTTGCTTCTCGTCGTAAAGGACAAAGAGCAGTTGCAAGTTTTAAACTTGATTATATTGGTTCTGCATTTGCTGGAGTTGGAAAGCTTGATTATTCTCATATCACAACAAATATTTCTGATTTGCCGTATCTGAATTATTATATATTCGTATTCTATAACGTAATGGATACAATCGTTCAGTTATGTGTAGAGCATAAGGTTGGAGATATCGATTTTGTATTCAACAAAGCAATGGCAACCAATACAAGATATGCGAAAGTTCATAGACAGACAACTTATCTGGTAAATCGTGGTAATAGTGATTTTAGAAAGATGGGTTACATCATGGGTAACAATGTTAACAAGAGTAATCCTAAGGAAGGATTTGCTGGAGCATTTGTAGCAGATCCTAAACTGTTAAGTGATGTACCGAAGATTAAGATTAATGGTAAACCTGTTAACTTATGCGATAATCTTGATGACTTCGATTATAAGGCTCTGTATCCATCTATCATTGATGAGAATAATATGGCTCCTAATACACAGCATGGTAAAGTATTCTTCCCAGAAAGATTGGATGCAAAAGAAAATAGATTTAATAATGATTACTTTGATCGTTCTGTATGGTTTATGGAAGATCTTAATTCTCATGATTGGATTGATTTCGGAGAAAGATATTTACATCTCGCCGGATATCAGCAAATGTATGAAGATATATTAAGATACTTTACTGAAATTAAGAATCCTGCAAGAGGAATCAGACATATCGATCCAGCAACCGGAAATAGAATCATGTGTCGAATTATAAATCCAGAACAGAAGAGAGAAATGGTAAGAATTGTAGATAGTTCTAAGAAAAGAACTATGTGCATAAACCAAGAAAGGATTGTTCCATATGATTTTAACAGTAAATGATTTAGTATATATTAACGAGGCGGCGAAGTGTTTAAAACATCGCTTCGTCGCTGTATATGCAAATGCATTAATTGGTATTGATAATATTAGAGACTATATATCATTCACTCAGATAGATACAACAATGATTTCAAATAAAGGTGATTGGTCTGTATTTATTATTGATACAAGAGAGTTATCTGCATTTATTAAAACAATTACCGTTGAATCTGAATTTGAAGTACATAATCAATCCATATCAACCACTGGAGGAAGTTTATCTTTAAATTCAGATGTGAGAATATTAAATCTTGCTAGCGCGCAATATACACGAGCAATGCAATTAATGGTTTCTGGTAATAAAGTAATTGACTGTAAGAATGTGGATGAAGAGCTTATACCATTGAAGAATGTAAAGAAGACAGATGGCGAAGTCCATATTAAAATTGGAGAGTACTTTATGACGTTATTTACAGGACTTCTTCCAATTGCAAAAGCCGATAAAGTATTCTTAACAATTTATGATAATTTTACTCCTGATAGCATATTCATTGCACAATTTGAAGTGAAGAAAAAGAAATTTTCAACAAATGTATTCGTAGCGTATCTAAAAATATAACTGCATATTATATAAGTATAAACCAATTAAATTATTTAAGGAGGATACGAAAATGTTAAATTCATTACAATGTGTACAGGAGCAATTAAAGGATATTATAGTTCTTGCAAACTATAATGTGGATGGTACTATTAGCGAGTTGAAAAAGGTTTTATTTATTATCGATAGTCAGCCAGATACCTCGCCAAAACTGTTTATTCGATTCTGTGTAAAAACAGCTATTAAATTTAAAGAAATATATGAAGATACAACAGAGATGCATATTCGGTTATACTTATTTCTAAAGGCTGTATTACCTTTATATGAGTTTGCTTGCAAGTCATGCGATGAACAGTTGGATACATCAGTTCGTGATCTTATCAAGATAAAAGAGAACTATAAGATATATTATGAATATATGAATAAATTAGTTAGCACTCCAGATGGATGCAGCCTTGAATATTTTAATATATCAAAATATATTGCCAGAAGCAAAGAAATTCAGGTAATGTTAGATACATATTCAACATGCGATTTGAAATCTAAAGAGGAGGGAGAATAAAGATGGATATTTTTACGTTAGGAGATGCTCAAGTAGAGCTTAAAAGAATTGTAAAACTTGCAACCGATAATGATTATGCAGCAATTGATACGCTGAATGCACTTAAAGATAAAGCCAAATATATTCAGGATGTTAATACACGAGCCGAACAGTTTCTTACGTTTATTATCAATTCTGCTTTAATGATTAAAGCTAAATATAGTGATGATAAGGATAATATGCTTAATAAGATACGTGTATTTACATTATTAGCATCAGATTTATTTGAGTTTGCTCGTAAATCGCAAGCTGAGCAGGTAAATATGTCATTTAACGATATTGTAAAAATCAAAGAAACGTATAATATATTTTGCGACGCTACAAGCACTTTTATAGGTGGCCATACAACTAAATATGATTTTGGCGCTGTCTTGATTTATATTGCTCAGGATATGAATTTACAGAAGTTTTTAGAGCTTAATTAAAATAAGTATTTACTAAGGAGGAAAACAAATTGTTGGATTACAGGATACTTAGTTATACTTCTAAATTGAAACAGCTTATGACTGCAGAATGGCCTGATATGCGTAATATCATTATAGATATGCATATGCAGCAGCTTGGATTTGCAGATAAGAAATATCATTATGCACATGTAATGCTGAATTATTTTGTAGAAGATTTAAAAGCTATCATATGTTTATCAGACTACGATAACAAAGATATCATGCACGATGTTCATGTGGCGTCCGGTTATATGTATCGAGTGATGAGTTTTATCAAGAACAATAGTAAGCATGATAAGTATACTACCGATGAAATTAAGATGATTGGGCAAGATCTTGCTTATATTCATAATAAAGTATGGTTGGTGTATTATTCAAGTATATTGGATTTCGCTGAACGTCTGGCGGAGAGTCGTAATATACTAATGACATTCTACCATGCTATCGATCATAAAATACCATTTAGATTTATCGAGAATGCAGCAGAAGAAGCAAGTCAGTAAAGCTAAGGAGTGGGTTAATTCCCACTCCTTTTATTTTTTGTTTAAAATTGGCTAGGTTGAACATGTGGATAATTATAAAAGAAAGGAGCAAATAAAATGGCAAAAGATGAACAACCAAAAGCGAAGTATGGAATAATTCGTAAAATGGCTGAACGTATTCAAGCCAATTCAGATGATTTATACCGATCTTCCCACTATTCAGATCCTGCCAATAAAAAACAACTCCAGTCAATTAAGGCGGATATTACAGCGTCTATCAAAGATATTATGGATACAAATGCAGATAATGTTGGAGAACCAAATATATCGAAATTATATGAACGTCTGTTTATGAATGCTCAGAATGATCCAACAACGGTAAGTGATTTTGAACGTATATTTGGCGACAATGAATTTGTAAATAATCTAGCAAACTCATATCTTGATAACCGTTGGGTAAAGCAAGTTGATATGGAGATTGATGAAGTTCTTAGATATATGCCGAAATTGAATGAAGCATTAATGACAATACGTGATAACGTATTGTCCTCCGATAGTTTCTCTAAAGACTATTTAAATCTTGAATCTAAGATTACAAGTAAGGAGCATCAGGAACAGTTTTCAAGAAATATCGACGATATGAAAACAAGGTATAATCTGTTAAAACTTACAAGCGACATATACGAGAATATTTCTAAGTATGGAGAAGTATTTGTATACTGCGTACCATATCAGAAAGCAATACAGAGATTACTTGATAGAAAAGATATGAACAGAGGAGTTGTGGTTAAGACTAATTTCGGAGAATCGTCTGTTATTATTGAAAGTACAACATCTGAATTTGAACCACAAACAATTTCAGCTCCAAAGGGATCTCTTTCTGGTAAACCTGAAGATGGGTCATACGGAGAAATCAATCTCAATGTAAAAATTGAATCTGGTATTATCTCCTCTATTGTACAGAATGAATACAATGCAAGACAGAAAAGATATTCTGTGAAAGCAGAATCTTTAGTGGAGTCTTACATGAATGAAGTTGCTGTATTACAGGAATCTCTTTCTGATTTACAGAATACTAAAGCGTATGCTTATAATAGAGTAACAGATAATGATCTTGAAATGGATACAAAACTTCCAGTTCATCATAACTTTGATCAAACCTTAGGAGATGAATTACAGCTCCCAGGTGAGGAAGATACGACAGCTGACGGACTCATGCAATCCAATAAAGCAAATTCTAAGCTAAAAGACATGAATGGATGTATTGTTAAAATTCTTAAGCGAGATAGAGTCACTCCAATCATTCTTAATGATATTTGCTTAGGATATTATTACTTTGAATTTGATCAGCAACAGGAATTGTATGATGATAGATTTACTACAACTGGAGTTGTAAATACTATTACAGGATTACGAAGTAATGGCAGATCAGAAGCTTTCGATTCTATGCAGAGACGAGAAGAATTATTAAGAAATATTGCATCAAATCTTGCTGATAAGATTGATAATAAATTCGTTGATAACAATCAGGATCTTAAGAAAGAAATCTATTATATTCTTAAGTATAATGATTCCTTTAATGCGGCTGCTAGCTCTTCAAACAACATCCGTGTCAGTTACATTCCGCCAGATGATATCCAGCATATGTATTTCAATCTTGATGAGGATACTGGTCGAGGCGTAACAGATCTTGCATTATCTTTGATTCCTGCAAAATTATGGGTTGCTATCTATATTACAAACTGTCTTGCTGTCATGACAAGAGGAAATGATAAGAGAGTATACTATGTAAGGCAATCTGTAGAATCAAACATCTCAAAGACTCTGTTAAAAACAATCAATGAGATTAAGAAATCTAACTTTGGTATTAGACAGATTGAGAATATTAACTCTGTATTAAATATTACTGGAAGATTTAATGATTATATCATTCCTCGTGGAGCAGATGGTCAATCTCCAATTGAATTTGAGGTTATGCAAGGACAAAATGTTGAGATTAAAACAGATCTTTTGAACTTATTGGAGGAGTCTGCTATTAATCCTACTGGAATTCCAATTGAGATTATTCAGAATCGTCAGTCTCCAGACTATGCAATGCAGCTTACAATGAGTAACTCCAAGTTTCTTCGATTTGTATATGGAAGACAATCGGACTTCCAGAAGATTATTGGTAATCTGTATACAAAAATCTACGATATTGAATACTCAACAACAGATGCAATTGTTGTAACACTTCCACCACCCTTGTTCATTAACGTAACCAATACCAACCAGCTTGTAATGAATACAAGCGATTACTGTGAGAATATCACAAATATCGTTATGGCCGATGAGCAGGATGATACCGTTAAAGCAAAATTTGCAAAAGAGTTAAAGATGTATTATCTTGGTACATACTTTAATAGAGACGTTATTGAAAACATTGCCCGTAAAGCACGACAAGGTGGAGTAATGTCGATTGTAAGCAATCCAGATTCGATAGAACAATAAAAACAAAAAGTATCCCTGGTAGCTATTATAGCTACCAGGGCACTTATATGATTTAAACCAGAGAGTTTGTGGATGAATAGAAGCTGTCTGTTGTGTAATCAGCGGATGCCTCTGTAAGAGCAAGTGACGGATACTTAGAAGCATCTGTTGCACCATAGTTCTCAAGAGTCTTCGTAATGCTGGAGATACCAGTGTATGCAAAGTCATTGCTATTAACAATGATCTGACGAGCACCAGCATCTGCACTAAGCAGGAAGCTAAGCATATCCTGAGCAGCCATATCAATCTGAGAGGACTGTACTGGATAACCACTGAATTTAACAGTTGTGGTACGCTTATTGATATCACCCTTGGTGTAGTTGTACATATCTGTATCTGCAGAGTTCAGCTGAGCTCCGATAATCAGAACAGCGTTCTCAACTTCACGCATAGTGTTATCTGTTGTGATGAAGAGGAATGTAAATACTTCGTTCTCAAAGCCAGGTTCCATTTTACCGGAATGAATCAGACCATGATAGGTTTTAACCTGAGAACGCGGATCTTTAATTCCTGTAATATACAGTTTAGCAAACTTGGTAAGTGGAGAACCAGATTTCTCATCATATGTAAGAGAGAATTCAGATGCACTCTGCATATTTACCTTGCTGATTACGTTAATACTGTTCAGATCATCACCAAGAGTGATTGTATCAGCATTAAGATCCTGAAGACCATCAAAGTTCTGGAACTCGTACTCGATGATGTGAGCCCAGTTTTTAACCAGTTTGTTGTAATCAGAATTGTATTTTGCAAGAAGCTCGATGAATTTCGGCATCTGACAAATGATGAATGCAGCGTAGCCAGTTTCATAAGGATTGAACTGTACCAGTGAGCCAAAGTCAGGAACGCCTCTCATCAGTTTGTACGTGGTAACATCTTTAAAATCTTTTGTATTCGCAAACAGATTAGAAATTGCTGTGTTCTGATCCGTTGTTACACCCTGAGAAAAGTCAGACTGTTTCGTTGAATTTGTATAAGAATATTTAGCCATTGTTCAAACCTCCTTTCTTTAGCTAATAGCGATAATCTTGAAGTACTCTTCCTGAATGAAGTTCTTGAACTGAACTTTAAGAACAGCGTAGAAGATATTGTTGGATTCATACTTCTCATCTTCCATGTACTGTACACTAATTGATTTGAAATTAGTGGAATACTGTGCTACGAGTTTCTCTACATCTTCCAGATAAGTGTCAAGATCATCACCATCTAAGAATGTGTAACGTGTTCTTGGGCATCTTGTACGAATAACTTTGATGATTTCCTGTACCGCCATTACATTATGCAGGAAGGAAAGCTGAGTATATTCGTCATCATTCGTATACATGGTCTCCATAACCGGAGTACCATCATAATAGCTAATGTAGTTGATGTTGTAATCAACCAGCTCCTGTTTCTGATCCTGTCCAGGAATCTCAACCGGCAGGAAGTTAACAGAACCCTCAACAATTTCTGGGAAGTAAATTTCATTTGCAATACCAGCAAATGCTCTCCCAACACCTCCAGAAATATGATTAACCAGACGAGAAATTAACAGATACGGCATAGTAACAGTAATTTCTTTCTTAGTATACGGATTGAGAATCTTGCAGTAGTTGTGATACATTGCAACATATTTAGAATTCTGCATATTCTGTGCATATTCTTTAATATCTGTCAATGTATTCTTTGTTGTTCCAAAGTCTGCCAGGAATACAAGGTCTCCACGGAAATCAACGAGATCCGTAACAGCTTTCTTAACAGACAGAGGCCAGTTACAGTCTGGAATAAAGTCTACTTTATATGCATCCAGATCATAGATAATCGGATCAAATAAAGTAGATGTAGTATTAGCACCGAATGCACCAAGCAGCATCTTTTCATATTCTGTAGCGTTTGCTACTGGGGATACTCCCATTGCACCAAATGTACCGTTTGCAAGCGGAACTCCAGGTGCAGCGGACAGATCATAAGCTGTTGTAATATCAGCAGGTTTATTTGTTGTCCAAGCATCACTGCCATCTCCACCGGTAGGCGCTTTTGTAACAATACCGGCGATTGCAGTGGTTCCCTTACGATCCAGAGCATTGATAAAGTCCATGTTAATCAGAGTAGATACAGGAATAGACTCTGAACCATCTGTTGCGGTTTCTGCTAATGCGGAAACAAGCTTATACAGACCATCTTCATACAGCTGTACTCTTACCTGATTGGAACCGGATTTAATCTTCGGATTCATAGCATAAGCAACATTATCTACGATGATGTCTGGATTCATGGTAAAGATAATGCTTTCAATCAGATCTACGCCTTCATATACTTCAAAGGAGTATTTGATATAGCTTGTAGATTTGCTTGTGATATATTCCGGATTGATACGAATAAAGATATTGCTTACTCCTCTACCCATTGGAGTAACTGTGAATAACGGAACATCAAGTCCAGCATCACCAACTTCAGCATCCGGATCAAATTTTCCATATCCACTTTCGCATGCTTCATCGAATGTTTCAATATTAACTGCAGATGAAGTATAGAAATATACATACGATACATCATCAGCTTTTACAACTCTTGCTTTAATTGTTACGTTAGCCAGTGCAGCGTCATCAGATACCATACGTTTAGCCAGTACGAATGCACCGCTTCTAAGAGCTTCTGCAACTGAAAGCTGAGCCTGTCCATGCTTAACAAAGCTAATACTTCCCTTACGGTCGGTAAAATCTGTCAGCCCGTATAAGAGCTCCCAGTCTTCCGTTCCTTTATCAGATGTATATGGACACATCATAATCGCAGTAGGGCGAGATACGGCTGTTGTACTGATTTCCTGAATCTGTGTCTGATTAACTATCTCAAACCGGCTTTTAGGATAACCCTTCATCGTTATTACCTCCTTAAATAGATTTTAATTTATTTTATAAAATAAACTAAAGCTTAGGCTTTACTGATATGTTTATAAATGGCCCTATCCCATCATAATCTTTTCAAGAGGTGATTCGCCGGTTCCCTTGGTAGTCATAGCGGCTGCAATCGCCTCATCTGCGTTATCTGAGGTTATTGCAGTGAATGCAGAAGTGTATTTTGGAACGTTATCTACGGATATTGCTTTATATGCTGTCATGTCATTTGAACCTGATAAACGGAATGGTTTAGAAAGATCTTTTGCGTCTCTATAGATTTCAGAGATTAACCATCCGATTGTCTGTGCAGATACTTTGTAGTTGAAATTATTCAATACAGCATTATCCATAACATAATTTTGTACTTCATTATATGGAATATTATCTGGTAAGTTAGCTCTCATAAATAAATTTAAGAACAACTTTAAGTTGCTAAATTCTTTTGGGATATTTACATTACATATCAGCTCGCTATCTTTCTTAAAATGAAGTAACCGATATGCTTTAGGTTCTGACGTTCCGGTTAAATGGTAATCTTTTACTTTCTCGATACTATTCGGTCTACATGAAATCTTTGTAGGATAATCAAACAATTTCATTGTTTCCATTTTACCAGCTTTATTAAATACAGCATATGTAAAAATACCAATTGTCTCTACAACTTCACCAATTACAATTGCTGCTTTAGACTCAAAGTACTTTTCTGGTATATAATATATCAATTCTCCATCTCCAGAAAATAACACTTTTTCCTTATCTTGTTTTAAGAATGACATAGAAACCCTCCTTTCAATTTTATATTAAAGTTCAGAAAATGACCCGGTACGCAATTAAGCGTACCGGATTATTCGTATTGTAATTTACATCCAGATTATATCTCCATCTTCAGGAACATCACTCTTGACTTCCTCTTCTTCTCCGACTACAGGTCTACATGAACAATCATCTGCACACTCAGTAGAAGAACCAAAATCTCCATTTTTGATTGCTTCATAGATAGCATCAATCTTCTGAGAGTCTGTAGTAACATCAAGTGTTGGCGGAGTATCATCTTCAGCAAGCTCTGTAATATCTCTGATAGTGGCAATATAGATTAATCTTCTATCGGACTGTCCAGCGGTTGAACAATCCATACCAATATATGCACTTGTTGCTGGAGCTGTGAAATCTCCAATATACCGAAGACATGTAGCAGGAACGTTATTACTGATTTCTCTCAAGATTCCAGTTGTTATCTTGTATCCGGCTTCTGTCATATATGTAATGGCATATCTTTTACCAATTTCCATTACAAAATGCTTATCAAGATCTTTACTCGTTCCGTATAGAGTAATATCAAGAGAAGTAATCAATCTTGTTTCAATATTCACAAGATTAAACTGTAAAGCAGTTCTATTGATTTCATCCGTAGCATCAGAATCATCCGGCTTAAATGGAGTTCCATCTGTAAATGGAACTTTATTAGGGAAATCTCTGATACAAGGCTGTTTGTGATGATGGATGCAATTATAGTATGGAGGTCTTGGATTGCAATATTGATTTTCTCCGTACATATAATGGCCGTCTTTAATATAAGGACCCATAAATATTACCTCCTTAAAGAGCTTCTATTCTGGATATTACCTCCTTAATTTTATTAAAGTATGCTTCTGGTGCTTCTCCGGTATAAGAAATATACTTATATCTATAAATATTATCAATTAGCTTATAAATATAAGCTATATTTGCAATATTTTCATCGGTATCAACTGGAAGATTACTGAGAGATTCGGCTAATACAGTGGTGAATTTACCAGCCATCTCCTCAGATATCTCAGGCATAACAAACCTAATAATTTCAGGCAGTTCGGTAATATCCGGAATTTTAATTGAAGTTTTATTTACTCTCTTGTTGAAACTCAGGAAGCCATATTTCGACCTATCGTAAAGCTTATTAAGCTTCTTAGCACTAACATGCTCTAACCACTGAAGCTGCAAATCAAATCCTTCTGCACGCTTAAAAGCATCTTGTACAGCTTTAATCTTATCAGCAACAGCTGGATTTTCTACACGAATTTGCTCGATCTTTTCAAAAGAATCATTCAGAGCATCAGACATAATCTGCTCAAATTCTGTATTCATACTATCTGCAGCTGCTCTTACTTCTCTGTCATAGTCATCGAATATCTTATTAAACTTAGCATCATTGATAATAGAATCAATAAGGAATGCCGCTGCAGCATCTTTATGGACTCTATTGTTGATCGCTACACCGATGTTACCATAAATACCATCGGCAAGAATTTTCATCTTTATAGGAAGTGCTTCATAGATACCTTTCTTCTTACCGTTTTTGTATGCAAGAATTACTTCATATAAGGCTAGTGCTTCTTCGTCGGAAATATCATATTCTTTCATAGCCTCGATATAATCTTCTTTAGCTTCTTTGATCTCCTCAGGTTTTTCTGGTACCCATACTCCGGCTGTAATGCCTTTATTATCGATTTCGGTTAATCCATCATATTCTGTTGTATTTGTTTCATTAGATGCTTCAGCTAAAGCCTTTGTAGATTCTTCATCTGCTGGTGCTAACTCTGCGTACACCTGGTGAACTTGCTCTTCTGTTAATTTCGTATTCTCACTCATTTGTTTCTCCTCCATTTGCTGTAATTAATTCATCTAAATGTGTTGGCGCAATACTACCAACAATCTTCTGTAATGCTAAACGTATATTTGTAATAATAATCGGCAAGATATCTGGTCGATTTAAAATAGAACAGTAATGATTCTTAAAGAAGTTTCCTTTATCGGCAAAAGCATTGTCTAAGAAAGCAACAACTCTTTCATCGACATATGTGCTTTGAAAGATATTAAGTAGCGTAATATCTAATGTACTAATATGATTGATGATGAATGGCATATTAGCACTAATGATCGCATATTTATGATCTTCATAAACACGCTTTCCATATGCAGCAGCACTGTCTTTATTCTTTCTAAAATCTTCTGTGCTAATTAATGCACAGAGAGAGTTCTTATTGTTTACGATAAAAGCAGTGAAGAAATTAACCATAATATTATTACGATTCGATACAAGAAAATCATATAAATAATACGCTGCTGTATATACATCGATTGTATCATCCACCATATTGAATTCAAGATTAAATCGTTCTGTAAGAATCTGAATAATCTGACGATATACCTGCTCTCTAATATTATTAATATTCTGGCTATCTCCTTGGTAAGTTGCTCGCATCATTTTAAAGTTCTCTTCAAAACTTAAAACAATATTTGATTCTACTAGAGATGATGAATAATCAATATTCTCTAGCTTATCCTGAATAATATCAAATATATAATCAGAATCAAAATGGGATAAAATTTCTGTGATATTGTACTCGTTGTTAATCTTATACGGTTCTATACCATTTACACTCATTTTGTATAAACTCCTTTCGTATTGTATAAATTTACATCTTTGTTCTGGTACAGATAAAAATGTATAATTTGTAAAAAATGATTGTATAATATATACGTAAGAAAGCAATAGAAGTAAATAAAAATCATATAATTATAATAATCGCACTTATGCGTAAAATAAGAGAAAGAGGTATTACTATGATGAACGAGAAAGCAAAAGTTGAAGCTATTATTATGAACGACGTTAAAAGAATGATGGATCATGAACTTGATGAGCACACAATCATAACCGATATCGATGAGTCGATTGCATTACGTGAGCTTAATGAGTTAAGAAAACCATACTTCGATTGGACCGGTAGAGTTGATAACAAACTTGTTTTTCAGGCAACTATAACAAGAACATTATTCGGACGTAAGATTACATTATGCACCGACAAATATACTGGTACTGTTCATATGAATGGAACCGAATGGCATATGTTCATGAAAGTTGTTGATAGCACGATTAAATCATATACTATCGAGCTATTAAAGAAGATTGCAGGAATTACCAAATAGTACGTTCCTAGTAGCTAATTAACTAAATTCTATTATAAAACTACATATTGCACTTATGCGTAAAATAAGAGAAGGGGTATACCATGAACGAAAAATCAAAAGTTACAAATATTATTTTAAAGGAACTTGAAGACGGCTTCCGTTACGAGCTTAAAGATACCGTAGCCATTAGGAATCTTGAAGATACAGTCGCAATGAGATATATAAGGGAGATGAAAAATTCTACATTCTCATGGCGTGCAGATATGAATGGCGTTACGTATTTTAAAGTTGAAATCACCAGACAGATGTTTGGCAAACGCAAGATTGTATTATGGACTAAGAGTTATATCAACACAGTAACGTTAAACAGAACAGAATGGAATATGTTCATGAACACTGCTAACGAGATGTTAAGCAGATTCTATGAAAGATATGCAGAAAAGATAGCGAGGAATGCCAATTAAGGCATTCCTCTCTATTCTATTTAAATTGATTTTATTTTTTAGAAATTGAAATGATCCTGATAATTATAATCTTCATCCTCAAGCATAAATGACTGCTCCGCCGGTACAGCCGTTTGACCTGGGATATTATCACCGTAATTTCTGAATGAATTATCGGTTGGGTTATAGAAGGAACGGAATATTGCATCTGGAATCTCTACCATCTCACCACCATTTATGTAGTTATTGATAGGCTTATCCTTAGGAATTCCGTAAGTCTGTTTATATGCTCGTTCACCCAATGTGGTATGAACAAGTTGATTGAATTTTTCTTGTTCTTCCGTACGACGTTGCTCGATAAATTCCTGCATTGTTACACCACCGGCTTTAACCATCTGGTTTAACGTTGTACTAATTTCTTCATCGAGTTCATCATTGGTATTAAAAGAATCTACAATTTCTACTGTATCGTCGTTATAGTAATCAAGCTGTTCATCGACCTCATCGTCAGTCTTAATTGTTACTTTCTTAAGACCGAAACGTTCAGCCATATTAATGCCTTCATACCACATGTACAGAGCCATCAGCATAGAGAAGATCTGGTCATCGTGTGTTGATGCTGAATGTTCCACTTTACCATTTCTCTTAATCTCCATACCAAGAAGCTCGTTATAAATAATTGGAGAAATAATCTTATCTTTATGATTCTCAACTCGCTCAATCAAGATATCAATCAATAACTGACGAATCTGTTTAGTTGAGTTTAGACCGTATACTTTAGTTCTTATTTTTTGCTTATATGCATGAACTCCATCTTGTCGTTCTTCGACAACCATATCTTTAATCTCATAATAGAGATTCTTCTTTAATCCCATCTTAATGAGTTTCGATATTACAGTCGCTCCAAAACCCGTTTTTGTCTTTTGACAATATTTCATTATGATCGCAAATCATAATGCTTGGATACCCAAGTCACTACCATTACAGTAGTGTGTAGATCATGTGTACATCTGAATTATTCAGAGTAGTATTTTTCTTCCGCCGTAAGCTTGCGGGTCTACATTAAGGCTTTTGCCTCCCTCGTTAAGGGATGATCGTTGAACGTTTAAGTTGAAAAATTATATTTTTGTGATTATATATTATAGCAGTGTAATAGAGAAACCAATAATACTCATATCAAAATAAAAATATAAGGAGGTTCTTATTATGAGTAAATATATTATAGTAACACTGGCTGTAAATAATAATCATAGGTCTCTTGGTTATGGTAAAGAGCTGCGTATTATACAAGAATATAGAATATGGCAAAAGGCTCTTGGTCCGGAATATTATTCTGTTGGCTTTACCGCTTCCTATACAGATATGAGAGATACGGAAGACTGTCCAATACCAAAATTTGATACTTATGAAGAAGCTCAACAGTATCTAAATAGGTACTTGGAACAAATAAAAGATAAATCTAACAAAATAGGCACAAAATATGCAAAATTCTTTACACGTTTAACTACAATAGAAAAGTTTTGTAATTTCGTAGAGAATTGCCCTAAACCGTATGACTACTTTAATTCAAAGTCAGACGCAGATGAAAAACTCTTAACAGAACTTTTAGGACCAAAGTTATTATGATTATTTAGCGGGTGCGTATGTGTGTAAACATGTACGCATCCATATTTAATCATTATTTTTATTTTTTCAACTTAATTCGCTGCTATATGTGGACTTGTTTATGAATACTTAGGATTTAACCATATATTCATCCATACAACTTTTTTCGTCTTTCACTGCATTCACGTTTATCTTTACAGATTACGTTGTAGCGTGTATGGCTCTTAACCCACCTCATAGCAATTAACTCTAGAAAACATACACATCGCTGTATATGCTGTGGTATTTCAAATCGTATTAATTATATCTTTTTATACGACTTTATTTCTCACCGTTCCTCTCAACATTTACAATCGCGTTAGGCATCCAATTCTTTACAATGAATTCGATACATCTCGCTAAGTCCAATGTCGAAATATAGTTGCAGTTCATGCATCCTAAGACTTTGGTTGAATAAGAATCTATAATTGTGATAGTAGAACTATCTTGCTTATATCCTCCAGATACGTCGACACCAATCAATGGCGGGTATGTTCTAGTATCTGCTTGCATATAAGTCTCAAATCTATATTTTCCAAGTAAGTATACAACACTTATTGGTTGACGAATCATTCCAGAAATAGCATCAAGATCTTCTTCTTTAAATGGAGAGTTTTCAACTCCAGTTGCCCATTCAAGCAAAATCTCTCGACGTATATCTGGCCAAGAATTCTTTAACAGCTTACATACATCATTGAACCATTCTTCTGTACATCCAAGCTGTTGGTAAGTAAATTTAATGTATACAAAGTCTGATTTGGTATTTGCATTTATAATATCCATAAGTTCTGAATATTTTAAATCATACCAAGATTCAGAAAACTTTGTAGCCGCTTCTTTTGTTTGATATGCTTCCTTTCCCTCGTTAGTGCTCATGACGACTGTTCACATAGTTCGTTAGACTATGCAGTTCTCTTATGAACTTCTCCGGTATTTCTCCGGACGTCCAGACTATATCATCACTCTATTTTTAATAGAGGTTCTCCACTTCGATTTAAGGGACTTTCACCCGCCTACTTAGGCCCTACTCCTATTGCGCTATTTATTATACTCCGCGCCAATGGGATAGTCGTTGAACGTTGTTTAGATGCTGATTAGACATTAACTAAGATTTTAGCACCTTATATAATATATAAGGCTTTTATTTCAGCTTTAATCTATTTCTCTATTTATTTCAGACTTTCGTCTCCATATATATGGCTAGAGAGCTTTAGCCCTTCCCAGCAATTCAAAGAATGATATCCATAATATCTATTTCGCTTATGAATCTTTTTTCACGATCGTAACCATTGTTTTTCTATCGTCGGTATAATTGAATATCTGCTGTGGGGTCATTATGGTATTTACAGGCATCGGCAGACAGGGCAATCCTAATCTAGAATACCAATAGTTAACCATACAAACAGCAGACTCTAATGATGTAAAAGGACCAAAATTTGGTAAGTTAGGAACTGTCTTTATATAGAATAAATTATCAATTTGATATATTGTATCATAATAGCTGTAGACACCGCAAATGTTACGATTCTGTAAACGCGAATTTAAAACTCTATGCAGCCAAATACAAGTATTTCTAGAATATACTCTCATTTCATGAGGTATAGTATATTGAAATAGATCTTTATCGAGTTGATAATTTATAGGATCGTTAAGTTTTAATTGCCATCCGGGTAAATTTACAATATCTCTTTTAAAAGTATTGAAATCGTGCCATTCTTCAGCAACTGTAACACCTTTTGCTCCGTATGATTGATAATGACTTACACTAGTATTATAGCATCTATTCATTACGTTTCTCCAAGTTTGAGCAATATATCGTTCTAAATAGGTTATGCGGTTATTAGGCATGCTGCTATTTGCGACATATATGTTACTAAATAATGTATCTTTAACTTCTCCGTTTAAAACATCGTCATATTTAACAACCCGTTCAGTTCCTGTGGCAATAAATTTAATTTTTACAAGCCGATGCTTCTTATCTTCTGTAAATCCTACTTGTTCTATGATTTTAAAATCTCCATAATTATTGCTATGAAAGATTTTATCCTTTACAGTATACATGAAATAGTATGGGTCTTTGACCACACCTCTTCTTATAGCATCATATCGTACATCATACTCATATCCAGTACAGAGAAAGCGTATTTTAAATATTCTTTCTCCATGAATATCTCTTCCAACTTCTGCAATAATTTTAAAATCTCCATAATTATTGCTATGAAAGATTTTATCCTTTAAGGTATACATTAAGTAATACGGATCATACGAACGCCCTTTAAAGATGTTTTTAAGACGTTCTTCTCTTTCATAACCTGTAAAAATAAATTTAATTTGCACAAAATCATGTTTTTTATAGTATCCTAAGTATTTTTGAATTATTACAGGACCGCAATTTGTATCATATGTTTTTCCTGCATATAAACGGTTCATATATTCTGGGTCTTTTACAAATCCTTTGTGTGCAGTATCGTATCTACAAATTACTTCAGTCCCTGTTGATTCAAATCTAACTTTAACTTTTGCTCCTTCCCCACCTAAATATTCAATTATTTTGTATTTACCGTATCTAGATTCATATTCTTCGCCTACATATCTTGTTTTATTTACCATATTTCTTCTCCTCTTTTGTGTAAGTATTACAAATATGTACGCGATGTATTAAAATATTATAGTGGACAATTTATCAATATATTAAATTTCATCCCGGAGTAGAGCTGAGCAAAATCCCGTGCGCAGATCCCGTTCGTTGAGCATTCATAGCAGCGGTCTTATATGCAGGGGCGGCATTCATATATATGATATCGTTATATGGTAAGAAACCATACTCATCAAACCACATGATTGTAAGAGTTTTACCTCTAAGTAATGAAGCTGCTTTAGCTTTGTTAGTTGCTGATGCAAATGCTTTAATATCGTTATTATTATGAGGGTTTAGAATTTCATTGGTATTATTCTTACCTTTATCGACTCTACCATCCGACATGACTCGTTCTTTCATAACCAAATATGGGGGTAATAAATCTCTGATGTTTTTAAGAGTCTGAAGATTATCTTTAGAACCTTCCATATTCTTGTGCAAGAATGCCATCTTGGAGTTTGTAGTACCAAAGTTATAAATATAAAGTAAACGTATTGCAATAGATACAGTTTTACCTTGCTCGTATTGTTCACGATGGTTGTTAATCATCGCAGTTCTCTTATGAACTTCTCCAGTATTTCTCTGGACGTCCAGACTATATCTTTATCCTTATTAAGGATAACTCTCAGCTTCGATTTAAGGGATTCTCACCCACTCACTTGAGCCCTACTCCTATTGCGCATTATTTTAATTCCAGCGCCTATGGGATAGTCGTTGAACATTTGATGCTGATTAGACATTATTTATTAGATTTTAGCACCTCTATATATAGAGGCTTTTATTTCAGCTTTAATCTATCTCTCTATTTATTTCCGACTTTCGTCTCCTATTAATATAGGCTAGAGAGCTTTAGCCTTTCCCAGCAATTCAAAGAGTAATAATCCTGTATGTTGTCCATACAAGACGGTTTAAATTAGCCTTGGAATCTCTAAGAATACGTTTAAGTTTAAGCATGTGCAAAAGTTTAAAGCAAGATTAGCTCTTGTAAGTTTGTACATCATTGGCTTACCACCACTTGATGGAATACGAACTACCTCACGAATGAAGTACCAATAATTACAGATACATTCTCTTAATACTTTCTGCTTATAGTAAGCATTCAAGTTTGGATCGTGCGGATCAATACCATCAAGATCTGGGTCGATAAGGGTTAGCATGAACTCATTATTTTTGATTCCTATTGATTTTAAATAATGGTGCATGTCTAAGAAACTTTTATTTTTTGTTGTCTTTTGAGCATATATGGTTCTAATTGGAGGCGGAGTTCTCATGACCGGTTGAGCAACCGGTTGAGGAATTGGACCAGATGGTCTATTCTCTACAATATTACCATATCCAACAGATCGATTAATAATCTGAGGTTGACCGTTATAGGTCATATTCATAAAAAGTCCTCCTTTCATTTATCGTTACTCAAATGTTTCGGCAGCACAGAATAGCCTGTTATAAATATCATAATAAAATAATATATACTTTATAATAAAATCTTATACAAAAGGAGGAATATAAGATGTTACAATTTACGCATCCAATCTTAAAAACGCATAGAATAATATCTGAAGGAACAGAATCTCAAAAGTTTAATATTGCTCACCATTTTAAAGTAAAATCAGAAACAGATACTGTATTAGCAGAAATAGATTTTCAGGAAGGAAAGATTGAAGAAGTTGGCACGAATGGTATTACTAACGAAGATTTAGTTCTTATACTTATCTGCAGATTGGTTCAATTCTATCACTCTGAATCTAGTGAGGAAATTAAAGCAGCACTAGCATATCTGTTTGATGCAGCTCGTGCATTGCAGGCAAGACAAAAAAGAATGGCTGATACGGAAGTTGAAGATACTTCTGATTCTGCTGAATCTCTTGATATTGAACGTTAATATCATAATAAAAAAATAAAATAACATATACTTTATAATAAATCTTATACAAAAGGAGGAATAGAAAAATGGTTCGTGCAGAAATTAAGCATTCAAAATTCACAACAAACTATACCAAAGTATTCTGTGAAGTTGAATCTGAACAAGTACTCAGTCCGCATCATTTTAAAGTACATAATGCGAAAACAGATGAAGTATTAGGCGAAGTGAATTTCCAAGTAGGTCCAATCAAAGAAAATGGAATCAACGGAGTAAATAATGAAGATTTGCTTCTTATGATTGTATGCAGACTGGAATCATTTCAGCATTCAGATTATGCTTGCAAAGAGAATGCAGAAGCTCTTGAGCATTTATATGCTGCCGTTGATGCTTTGAGAGCTAGAACTAACAGGAGAGTTAATGCGGGAATAGAGGGCACTTCCGCTCTTGATTCGGAGGGTTAAAGCTATGGACGAAGATAATGTAGTTTTTCTTGATGATTTTGCAATAATACCGGAAGAAAATGAAAGCAAGGTAATTAATGCACCAAAAGAATTTGTAACTACAACCGGCACTAATGACGCATCTGCTACTCAGGAAACTCCAAAGGCAACAATAACTGTATGGACTCGTGATAAGACTTCATACCTTACGCTTCTTACTCTTCCAGATGGAAGATGCTTACGTTTTCACTATGATAAAGAATATAATCTTGGTGTAGATGTTGAAGACGTAGAAAAAATTGCTAACTTCTTTGGATATGAGTGCACAATAGAAGAGCCTATTAAGTTCTCTTTGGAATTACAAAGAGAGCTTATAGATAAACACCTTATGACATTACTTTAATTTTCAAGGAGGGACCATAGAAAATGGCGAACGAAAATGAAATCCAGGAGGGTTTATTAGTAAACCCAAAATATTCTTCTGATTGGATCAAGTGTACAACGCAGTTGATCGCAAATGGAGATATGGATGAAGAAACAGCAGCTAAATATATTGCACCTCAGCTTACAGTGCTTTCAGATGCAATTAGATACTGCAAAGACAAAGGATTATCTCAGGAATTTGTTGAATGTATTTCAAATCCGGAGCTTAATGACACGCAGATGAGAGTTCTCTTCATCGCGTTCCAGAATGGAGCTCCAATTGATGTAATCAAATTCTACGCAAATCCAGAGATTCCATATGATAAGATCAATTATCTTCTTTCTGCAATGACAGAAGAGGGTGTAGATCTTAGAGACTACGTTGATTTCCGTGGTGATCAGATTTATGAGATTTATGCTGGTGTAAAAGATCATGTAGATTACACAGCATATGCTTATAAAGAAATCGCTGCAGATGAAATGAGCCTGTTACGCCATGCTATGGCTATCGGCAAATCAATATCTTATGATACAAAAACTAAAGAAATGATTCTCAAATAAAAAAATAAAGTTTTGATAAAGCCAAATATATTTATTATAATTTAAAAGCCAATTTACAGTCAAAAAATAATACAGGATGGATTGCTCCATCCTGTATATTTTATTTAAAGCTGTACAATATTTGATACGTTTACATTGTCGTTTCCTAAACGACGTAATCCAATGGAATCTAATGGGAAGTTCTTCACAGCATCATTAATGATTGTATTATAATCAACAAATGCTAATACCCAATCTGGAACCTCCACGTCTGGTGGTAATGCGATTGTATTTACTTTAGAACCCATTACTGGATGATTCAGCAAATTAACCAACTTCTCATATTCCTCCGGATATAACTCTTTGATCTTATCGACATTCTTCTTATTAACATCGAGTTTGATCTTAATAATCTTATTTCTTTCCTCCAGATTAATTGCTGGCATAGAATCATTACGCATTGCGTTGTATACTAACGATGCTGAGATACCATTCACCGATAATGGATCTTTCGAGTAAGTATTCATAGCTGCAATATTGTCCGGTTTATAGTATTTTGTTTCTTTACGCATGATACTATCATAGATATCTTTCTCAATTACAACCAACTGTTTCATAATCCATTTCTGATCTACAGTATCCGCTGTAAGAATCTCTTCATACAACAATCTCTGCATTTTCTCCTTTACAGATTCTGATAACGTTGATTTATTAATTGGTACGTTGTCTTACATATAAGCCGTCATACTTATATACGGTTTACCCGTCTCTGGTATTTCTCCAGATGTCGAGACTATATCTTTATCTCATATATATGAGATAATCATTACTTCGATTTAAGGGATTTTCACCCACGCCATTATAGACTTGCGCCCTACTCCTATAGACGATTCTCACGTCCCTTACGGGGATAGTCGTTGAACATTTGATGCTGATTAGACATTGTTTATTAGATTTTAGCACCTCTATATATAAGAGGCTTTTATTTCAGCTTTAATCTATCTCTCTATTTATTTCCGATTTTCATCTCTCAATAATGAGCTAGAGAGCTTTAGCCTTTCCCAGCAATTCAATGAAATTTACTCACCATATTCACTATGATAAGTGGGCCACTAATTAACCCCATAATAGCCATTCTAGCATCCATCGTATCAGGAATGATATTACCTTCCTGAAGAGCCTGTGCGTCTGCATAATTACGTCGATTATCTGTTAATAAAGCACGCAAGAAGTAGAATTCGTTCTTCCGTAAATTTTAGAACCTTATGTTCTATTAATTTCTCTGGACTTTCTCCAGACGTCTAGACTATATCTTCATCCTAACATTCGTTAGGAGCTTTGCACTTCGATTTAAAGGATTTTCACCTACCTTAGTTGGCCCTACTCCTATAGACGATTTACACGTCCCTTACGGGGATAGTCGTTGGAATTATATATTAATATTTAGGAAATTATTTTACACATTTCTTTCTTTGATAGATTGAAATTGATTAGTTCAGATGGACTCATTGTAGAGACGTTATTTTTGATAAATGATTTTGGGTGGAAATATTCTAATGCATTATTATATGCTACAGCTGCTAATTCTTCAGAATCATATGTACCAAGATTAATCATACGACCTCTAATACAGATACTAGATCTAAATAACATAGGTCCTATCGGCTTAACGCCAATGTATTTACGTTTTGCATTTTCAAGACTCATTATTCTTGAATTTTCAATAGCTGGTATAAAACAGCAAGTCTCCAATGAATATACTTTATCCTTTCTTGGCATATACATTTGCTTATAATCCTTGTCCAAATTATACATACCTGGATTATTAATATAATCATTGTAGCCGTCGATGAATGGCAAATCTTCCAAAAAGTATTCAAAGCAATGCCATTTTTTGCATACGGTTACTCCTTGGCCTCCATATGATTTATAACTTGGGCTATTTTTATTATAACACCGGTCAATCATTCCGCACCATATACCGTATGCTGGATGATAACTAGATGCATTTCCGATACATGCTACTCCGTGTATTGTTGGTCTATAATCATCCCTGATATTTCCAACCATGGCGTCAGCGTAACGTACTTCTTTAATTGTCCCTGTTTCTATGAATTCAATCTCTACCAGAATGTGGTTTCCGGTACTTCTTTTGTAATCGAGTTTACGAAGAATTTTAAATGGGCCGAAATTATTCGATTGATAAATTTTATTATAATCTATAGCTCTTTTCTTTGTATCGCGAGCTATGCATCTTTTAGCCAATTGCAATTCTATTACTTGTTCATTTTGAGTATTTTCCCATTTTATTACTACTTGCCTATGACCAAATTTATTATGCTCGACCTCTCTTAAAATTTTGTAATCTCCATCAAGTTTAGAATGATATACTCTATCATAATCAATTACGTCTACTCTCATAAAAGTTCACCTCATCATATTGTATTTCAATCATGTTTGATGAGCTTTATTTCCTAAATATTCCATATATAATATGCTGATTAGACATTGTAAAAGCTTTTAGGACCTACTAAATAGTAGGCTTTTATTTCACCATAAGCCATCCTAGAACTTATTTCTGGATTTCTCCTCCTTGTTAGGCATCTAGGCTTTAGCGCCTCCCAGCAGTTCACAAAGTTTTTCCCACCATATTACTATGATAGGGTGACTACTACTTAATCACCATTCTGCATTTTACTCCTTCTACGTAGCTTCCGGTACATTTTGTGTACTCAGCCAGATAATCTACTACTAATGCACTGCATACATACGCAATGATATTAATAATACTATATTTTAAAGAATCTTGCGGTATAATTTTACATGGCTCGATCAATCTCTGTAATTCGATTGTTTCATCTGTGTAGAAATCATAATCATATCTTGGCTCTACGATCTCACACATTGTTCTCAATGGCATATCACCAAATTCATCTGCTTTGATAATCTTTACCATATCAAACTTTTCTTTCTTAATCGGCATATCAATATTATATACCTTACTGAGAAGAAATCTATACCATGCATCAAATGAAATGATAGTAGAATCTGTATCACAAATACATACTACATCACGCTGCATATATTCTATTCTATCAAGCTTATCAATATAGAAGTATCCATAATATACATACTCCTTAATAAGCTCTACCAATGCATCCAAATCTGCTTTAATATTCTTAGGTGGTTTATTCGGATCCATGAATGGAACGTCTAATTCACTAAGAATTTTAATAAGAAGATCCTGCAGAACAGGAAGCTCACAGAATGTATACAGATTGTTTTTGTAGAAAATTCTGTTGAGATCTTCATTGGATAATCCACGAAGATACTCCCATGCTCTCATCATTTCATCATCTGTTGGAATCCATATTGTCGGATCCACTGTATTCATTACTTTGAAGAAACATTCTTCAAGTGTTACATTTCTATCAAGAATCGCTTTATCAATAAACTTACGTTTTGGCTTTTCTTCTACTACATTATGAATGAATGTAATTATTTCATTCAAGCTGTTGAACTTAACGTTATTCGCCAGTAAGCTTTCAAATAGCATAATACTACATGAAATATATGAACGACCTTGACGAGTTACTGCCTCCGATACATATATATTATAATACATCGATGTGGGGGCCGGTATCTTCACAATGCTCGTCAAACATTGCAGTTCTCTTATAGAACTTCTCTGGTCTTTCTCCAGATGTCGAGACTATATCTTCAACTATCATAGTTGATTATTCACTTCGATTTAAGGGATTCTCGCCCACGCCATTATAGACTTGCGCCCTACTCCTGTTGTCATTTATTTAAGGTGCATGACCAATGGGATAGTCGTTGAACGTTTATTTATTTAATAATTTCGCACATTATCTTTTGGGTTGCATAATAATTAAATCTTTCATACATTGTATGAATGAATGGGTAAATAACATGCTCTCTTATAATACCATTAACTTTAATAATTCCATTAAAATTACCATCGATCAATGGTACAATAGAACAACCATGAGACATCATATAAGGCACTGTTTTAGATATTGTTATATTATCAATTCTATGCAACCAAATGCATGTATCCGGTGAATATATTTTTCTTTCATAATTATTTATCATAAATAATAAATCTTTATCAAGATGATAGTTATCTAAATCGCGTTTAGCTTTACAATATCCTGGTAAGTAAACCACATCTTGTACATAATTAGAAAAATACATCCATCTGTCACATACTGTTACATCCGCATATGTTTTATGTCTTGTATCATTAGGGTTATAACATCTTCTAATCATACTATCCCATCGTTTGTACAGTTTATAATAATCTCTGCTTAAATTGGCATCAACCTTTCCAGGTCTAAAGAAATTAACAACTGATGGGTCTAGGACATTTCCATCTTCAATATGATCTAATCGTGCAACAACCCTATTTTTTGTATTAATAAATTCTATGATAGCGTATCTACCTTTATTTATAGAACCTAAGAACTCAATAATCTTATAATCGCCAGATCTAGTTGAATAATATATTCTATTATAGTTGATGCCATACTGATAATCTTTTACACTACCATTTAACGCCTCTTGATAGCCCACCTCACACTCATATCCAGTTTCTATAAATCTTATAGCACATCTTCTGTTTACATCATTCTCATCTTTTTTAGGGATATCACGTAATATTATGTAATCTCCAAAATTATTTGAATGATATATTTTTGTGCCATAACCATCTTTTTCATTTATAGGATATCTCATTGAGTCTCTAACTTGTCCATACTTTACTTGATTTAATTGTACATCGTATTCATATCCAGTTTCTATAAACTTTATTCGTACGATGTGCGTCTTATTAATCATGCCAAGATCTTTTATTATTTTAAAATCTCCATACCTAGCAGATTTATAAATTCTATTATAATCTTTAGCATTTGGCTTATCATTGATAATATTCAATTAGTAAACACCTTCTTTATTTTAAAATATGTGTTTTGTGCGAATTTTATTTAAATAAATTTAGATGCTGATTAGACATTGTTTATGAACTTTAGCACCTCTTAATTGAGGCTTTTATTTCAGCATTAGTTCATCTCTCTATTTATTTCTATCTTTCGATTCTCATACGAGCTAGAGAGCTTTAGCCTTTCCCAGCAATTCAAATATATTCACATACAACTTACGCTGTATGTGGGCTAAAAGTAAACCAAGTACACCATATGTTGCATTAGCGTTCAATTTTTCAAGCAACTGAAACAAATTGTATCGGTTATACATTTCGCTTCCTTTGCTATATTTAAACATTTCTTTCTTATAAATTGCTCGCTGATTCAGAAATCCCATAATCATTCTAGATAATGGGTTATCTGCTTCTTTGTGCTTCTTGAATAAAACACCGCTTGATGTTACGATAGGTTCAAGACTCTCGATATATCTAAGAATATCAAGAACCGTACCATTCTGCTTACTATGTGTATAGTTGTTATCAAGCACTGCTGGACCATTATATATTCGATTCATTACTGAGTAATCAATTGCTTCTTTCAGCTCATCTTCTCTCAATAATGGAAATGAATATTTAAGCCCGTCATACATGACCTGCTTGTAATTCTGTATGACTTTCATATCAAGAACTTTTGCTGCTTGAATCAATTCCTATTTTCCTCCTTTGTTTAGAATATTTGTACATTATAAATTGCCTCCTTTCTTGGTATTCTATTATATAGTATACCATTATCTTAAAGTTTGAGATGGTCTATTTTCATAAACATATGATTAAAATATCCAATATTATGGGTAAATGTATAAGTAGTGAAAAACTGCGCTAAAAATAAATTTTATAGGAGGTTTGTATTATGATTTTTGATACTTATGTAAAAGAAGCAGAAGGCGATGATGTTGATGCTATTACAGCTTCTGCCGACCCGAATACAGAAGATGGGCTTGAAGCAATTGCTAAAGAAGTAGAAGCCAATATGATGACAGCTGCAATGGAATCTATGACTTGGTTTGAAGATGGTGAGGAAGTACAGAAAGCTTATGTGGAATCTGCTGGAGTGCAGTCTCTTATCGAAGCAGGTAAAATGTCTAAGAAGACATATATGATTCTGAGTAAAAACGATGACCTTACTCGTCGTGCTCATCTTGCTTCTCTTGTTCTTGCAAGAAATGCAAAAGACCCGCTGTTCAACCAGCTTGCTCTTAATCGAGTAAAAGAAAGAAAGCTGCGTTCAACGATTTTCAATAAATACAAAACAAAAGCAATGGTTGTTGCTAAACGTTCTCAGAAAGTACACATCAAAAATACTAAGGCTACAAAAGCGCCTGTTATTAAATTCAACTAAAACAATATTGAGGTATGGGAGAAATCCCATACCTCTTTATTTTTAATTTTTACAAACCTTACAACTTTCCAATAAAGTGATTTATGGGTATATATTATATACGTATACAACACATAAGGAGGAGGACTGAAAATGGCAGAATTTTTAGACGAACAAGAAACTTATTTAGTCAACTTAAAAAACTATTTTATTTATTCAAGCATGATCAGGGATAGAAAATGTGGGATAAAAGTCTATGTTCCGAAAGACATCACCCTCAATAACATCTATGATCATATTGATGCAATCACAGCAATTTTAAAAGATGGGATCGATGAAGATTATGTACATGATATCATGATTACAGTGTCTTGGGGTGATGGTGTTGAATGCGATTTATTTATTATAGATTATTGGTATTCGCTGTTCATGTGGACAATGATTCTGAAAGATCAAAATCAGATTGAGCCAAAACATATCTTCTTCGATAGGGAATTGAAAAGAAAGAATATTAAGAATTATATTGATAAATTTGTACTCACCAAAGAGAACAAGATTAAGTTTGGCAACGTATTCCTCAATAATAATATCTGTGATGGTTTATGGAATTATGCACAGATTGAGAACTTTTCATATTATCTTGCAAATACAATCAATAATGAAGATAATATTGATTTGATGAATACTAATCAGGAGTTTTATGATCTGTTACATTGTTCTCTGCAGGGTGCTCCATTCGATCAGGTTAAAGATATTGGTATGGAGTATACGAATAGAGCTATCGAAATTATCAAAGAAAGCGATAAGTATGTTGGGTATGAGCATGGATTAGCAAACTCATTTAGAGCATCTGAAGCTATCAATCCAAGACAGTATAAAGAAGCATGTTTGAATATCGGTACTAAACCAAATGGTACTGGCGGTATTTATCCTTACATCATTGATAAGAGTTTCATGAATGGCGGTGTAAATGATCCATTAAGTTATTTCATTGAATCATCTACAGCAAGAGCAGCGCAGATTATGAGTAAAACAAACGTTGGTGATTCTGGAGACTTGGCTCGATTGTTAGGTCTTAATAATACCGATACGATTTTGAATATGGATAGAGACTATGAATGTATGTCAAGACATTTTATTCGGTATGAGATAAAATCTGTTAAACATCTATCGATGATTAAGAATCGTTATTATCGGTACAATCCAAATGGAATGGATTACTTGATTGATGATAAAGATTATTCTCTTATTGGAAAAATAATCTATATGCATAGCCCGATGACATGTGCATCTAATTCAAGCGGTCATGGAATTTGTAAACGTTGTTATGGGGATTTGTATTATACTAATCTTAATATTAACGTTGGAAAGATTGCTGCAGAAATCTTATCAGCACAGCTTACTCAGACGCTGTTGTCTGCAAAGCATTTGTTAGAGACAAAGATTGTTTCTATTAAATGGAATCCAGAATTCTTTGACTTCTTTGATCTTGACATCAATGCAATTAAGCTTACGGATTTGGATGAGCTTAATCTTAAGAAGTATGTATTGGTTATTGATCCGGAAGATGTAACACTCATTAATGAAGAAGAAGATACTATTTCTTATGATGACGATGGAAACGAAATCGCTAGCGATGACGTTGGAGCTTATAATGAATATATTACACATTTCTATATTCGTACTCCAGATAAAGAGATGATTGAGTTCTATGCAGAATCAAATGATTCATTGTATATCTCTCAAGATCTTAATACATTAATTCGTAAGAAAGCATTTGCTTCAGATGGAATGGTAAATATTCCTCTTAGCGCTCTGCAGGATATTATCTTATTTTATATTAAGATTAATAATAATGAGATTTCTAAAACTATGAATGATATTATTAATATCATCAATAAGTCTTCTGTTACCGAAGGAATGACAAAAGATGAAGCACTGCAGACATTGGTTGATTTGATCATTGATGGTAATCTGAATGTAGATTCCGTCCATCTCGAAGTTATTCTTTCAAACCAGATCGTTGACCCTACTAATATACTGAAAAAGCCTAATTGGAATGATCCTAGAGCCCAGTACCGCATGTTTACGCTTAATCAGGCACTTACAAATAACCCTAGCGTTATTATTAGTCTTCTTTATAAAGATCTTCATAGGGTTCTGTATAATCCGCTTACGTTTACAAAGAATGCTCCATCATTCTTTGATTTATTCTTCTGTGAGCAGCCACAGAATTATATGAGCGATGATATCTTAACGGACGATGTTGACATTGTAGATCCTGAGAAGGGTATTGAGATGTGTCGTATTGTTAATAGAACGGAGGATAAGAAATGAAACCAGATTACAGCTGTACAGAAGACAGATTAATAGAACAGAATAATGCATTGCAAGCAACTATTACTCTTGGAATTAATCCTGGATATTTTCATAATAATGATAAGAATTCAGATGAAGAATTTTATGATGAATTTCAGGTAGTAACAGAGCATTATGCAAAATGTACTGGAGTATATATAGCATTTGTAATTATTCCAGCAACTTGTATGTATAAACAGGAATGGGGATGCCCTAAGAATGGAGAAAAGGTATACTATTTACAGGCTACCATGAATCCAAAATTTAATCCTGATAAAGCTAAGTGGAAGCAGGATGTAATTGACATAATTAAATTCCTGAAAGAGCATTTTATGCAGTCTACAGTGACGATTACTTTTACGGAAGCTCAGGTTGAGTATTTGGTATAAAAAGCAGCACCATCCCCGTAGGCACTCTAGCCTACGGGGTGGAATAGCAAAACCAAATAATTAAAGAAAGGAGCGGTAACGAGATTTGCGGGGTCGTCACCTATGTACAAATTGCAAAATCAGAATATATAGCTACCGGATTTATATTCTGATTACAAATATGTTAGTGCATGTATAAAATATTACAGGAGGAAAATGAAATGAATATTTTCGATATGAATACGCAAGAAGTAAATAATTTCGTGATTAGTGTATTCAATTATTATAATGGAAAAATAAATGTTATAAATCCAGCGGAATTAGATGTAGATTTTTTAGCATATAGAGGAACCAATGCTGCAGGAGATTTCAAATTACCGGATATTGTACAAGTTCATACCGGTACAATGTGGACAATAGCAAATAACATAAATGAGTTCAGATCATTAGTTGTGCATACTATTATTCATGAACTGTATCATGTAGATCAAGTAATTGATACATTTCGTCTGCCTGGAGGAGATGGAGATCGTAAATATCGTGGATTTATAGAAGACAATAATGAGTTTATGGCATCTTCATATGTACTTCAACATCAAAAAGAAATACATGATTTATTTGGAGTTGTATTTAATAAATTTGAAATAAATCGCTACAAGAGAACATATAATGAATTGATTGGATGTACTAGATACGAACGTGTAACGTATATAACGCATCTTATTCAGATGCTCGAATCATATATGCAATTCAAAAAAGAAACGAAAGATAGCATTATGGAAGCGTTTAATAGATTAGATTCTTTCTTTGCAATTCGTGTTAATGATAATTTTATTGTGGTAAAAAATTATAGAATCTTAACACCGATTATGCTGATTAATCGTTTCTTTTGGGAAAATGTATTCTGTAAAGATATAATAACTATAAGTATATCTGATGCAGTAGAAGAGGATGAAGATGGGTATACGTATGTGATTAGAATTGAAATAACGGATGCGTACGATAATATGTGTAGAATCGTGAAATAAATTGAGGGGAATTTTAACAAATGAGCAACAAATATAAGTACGAATGCAATAATGACTGTTTCCATTGTGAATGGCCAGATTGCATAAAAAATGGAGTTAGTAGGGAAGAACGAAAGACACAAAATACATTAGATGAATGTATTTCATCTGGAGGTTATCCTGCTAGAGTTATCAGAAGATCAAATAAAAGGAGAAGGTATCATCATGAGTAAAATTATTATTAAACACTCTAGGATAGAAATTCATAACTATGATTTAGGTGATTGTCCTAGACTGGAATATGTATTTTCTATCTGGGATCCGGTACGTTTTACATCCTTTTATAAGGGAATTGAATACGATAAAGATAAGAGAATCTTATATGTACCAAGAGGAATTGACATTTCTTATTTAAAGAATCTATTCTCATGCGAACCAGAAGTATCCAAGACTCCAGATCCATATGCAATACAAGATCAGTTACCAATTAAATATCTTGCTAGAGATGAACGACAGATGAAAATCTTAAAGTTTATTCTCGGTGTAGATGAATTCCAATATACGAAAACAAAATCACAGATTTCATGTAATTCTTCTACTGGAAGCGGTAAGACATTTGTTACAATTGGAGCGATCTGTTATTCTGGAGACAGAGCCGTTATCATTACAAATACTCTTGAGTGGCTAGAGCAATGGAAAGCTAGAATCTTAGAGTATACAACGTTATCGGAAAAACAGATTTATATGATTGCTGGATCTGGTAGCATTATGAAGCTTCTGTGTAGAGATCCATTACAGTATAGAATCTTTCTTGTGTCTCATGCAACCATAAAGTCATATGGAGATAAGAATGGATGGAATAAAGTAGAAGACTTGTTTAAATATTTACAGTGTTCTTTTAAGGTATATGATGAAGCACACTTATATTTTGACAATATGTGTAGAATCGATTTCCATTCCAATACAAAGAAGACTTTATACTTAACAGCATCACCGAAACGTAGCTCGAAAGAAGAAAATGCAATCTATCAATTATATTTTAAGAATATTCCATCGATATCATTATTTGATGAGAATACAGATCCACATGTGAATTATTTTGCAATTCATTTTAATTCACATCCATCCCCATTTGATATAAGAAAGTGTAAAAATCAATATGGGTTTGATAGAAATAAATATGTATCTTATGTTACGCAAAGACCGAATTTCTTAAAACTTGTAACAATATTGATTGATATGGTTCTTGGTATGAATGGAAAGATATTAATATTTATTGGTACCAACAAGGGTATTACTGAGGTTAGAGACTATGTAGTTTCTCAATTTCCGTTTTTAGAAAACTACATAGGTATCTATACCAGTGCAACGACAGAGAACAAAGATCAGCAGCTTTTACGTAAGATTATATTTAGCACAACTAAATCTTCTGGTACTGCATCTGATATTGCAGACTTAAGGGTAGTTATTAATTTAGCTGAACCATTCAAATCTGAAGTACTAGCACAGCAGACTCTTGGACGTTGTAGAACTGATAATACATCATATATCGACGTGGTTGATAATGGATTCTATTTTACTAAGAATTATTACTCAGCCAAAAAGAAAGTATTTTCTAAATATGCAAAGAGTTGTAAAGATATCGTTATGTCTGATGACGAATTAGATACAAGAGCTCTTGCAGTAGATGAAAAGTACAGCAAAAATAAAGTTATGTGCATGCAGGTATTTAAATCATAAAATATTGCGGGTAGGGTTAATTCCCTACCCGTGTATTTATTTCTATTTTGGATTATATACTATATACGTGTATAACAAAAAATATATTAGTCAATATAGGAGGAAAAGATTATGACTAACGCAGCAGTAAAATTTGATGAAATGATGGCAAATAGTATTATGAAAACAATTGTAGAAACAGCAACGTTAACGGACATAGTACCAAGCCTTGGATGTGTATCTTTTGGCAAAGAGCATTCAAAGGAAATCTGCAAAATTGTTGACAAACTTAACGAAGCAAAATCCAAAGAAGATTTGGAAGCTGCCTATACCGAATATTTAGTACTCGGTGTTAACGCAGGAGCTTCCATGTTTGAAATCCTGACAGCTATTAATAGTTGTATCAATAGTGTGGATATTAAATTAGGATTCAATATTAAAACGTGGATTGAAAAGCTTATCAAAGACAGCATGGCTGAAGCATTTGAAGACAATTCTGAGAAAGCTCATAGGCAGGAATCAGCTAAGAAGCCTAAAGAAGAGAAACCGGAAGAACCAGTCAAAGAAGCTCCTAAAAGTGAAGGATTTCAGAAAGCTAAAGATAGAATCAATGAGCTTGATGGAAATTCTAAGAAGCCAGAAACAAGTAAATCTCCTACGTTCCAAGAAGCACCAGCAGCTCATAAGCAGTTCGGTTTTGATGTAAGTAAATTTGTTACTGATGAAGCAAAACAGACAGCTGAGAAAGTAACACAGATACTTAAAGAAGCTGAACAGCAGAAAGCCGAGAAACCTCAGGAAGAAAAACATGAGGAAGTAACCACGTTGGAAAAGAAGGTAAAGCAGATGCAGAAAAACTTCCATCTGATTGCCGGAACACATCCTGGCTTTACGGAAAGCCAAGTAGACAGTTTACTGATGCTTGCAAAGAACGGCTATGTAAAGAAGAAGATGAAAGAGTACGGAGCTGTTGACAGGTACAACAATCCGCAATTCTACGAAGTGCCGTTGAATCAGTATCTCATCGAAGGATATGATGATATGGATAAATTTGATATCGCGTTCAGGCTGAACACGAAAGACAAGAAGCGTCCTATCATCGTCCTTTACTCAACTAAAGCAACATGGGTTGAAGATATCAAGGCAAATGTCAACAATATGGAAATCTTTAAAGGAACTCCAGAAGATAAGTAGAATTAAGGGAGAGCTAAACGGCTCTCCCTAATTTTATTTTTTACATCTAGTGAAACTACTAATTAAGGAGTGTGGTGATTGAAGATGGATATATGTAAGATAGTCCATAATGATTATGATCGTATTTCCGATAGAGTTATGTGGTTATCGACAGAGTGGATGCTAAAATTCACTGTTGATTTAAATCGGAAATCGACACATAACGGACGTACAACGATAAATAATTTCCATAAGGAATTTGGATATACGACAGATGATGGTAGGTTCGCAATAAAGGTTAATCGTGAATTTAATTATTATCTTAGTATTGAATCATATAAGAAAGGTATCGATGGTATTAGGTCTAGTATTAAGATTGGAATCAATGATATCTTTTTTGTTAGGGCAAGAATGCAGGAACTTATATACTGGTTTACGGGAAATGATATGAAGGATTTGTTCATGAAACAAAATGGACGGATTAAGATTCATAGAAGCGTAAACCCAATAAAGATTATATTGCAGAAAGAGCTCTGTAGTTTAGAATTTGAACCAGCTGTTCAGTATGTAAACGATGTAGAGCAATGGATTGGTGTAAATTGTTATGTGAATGGTTCGCAAGAGCCATTCTTTATGAATGTGAATACAACATTGGCGTTTGCCAATGTTATTAATACATTTGACATGTACCAAGCAGCAATATCATTATTAAATTATATTGGAAGACCATCTTATGGAACCAATATGATTGATATAGATCAAAATACAAATAATAAACCTAAGGCTAATACAGGATTCTTTAGCCGTACGGGTGCCAAACAAATCATAGGAGGAGAATAAAATGATAGCTATAAGAATTACTTGTATGGTTGATATTCCGGAATCATTTAACTACTTTAGAGAACACAAAGTAGAAGATAGAACAGCAATTGTATCTATCAGCAGTATTGATTTAAACTTAAAGTTTTTATCCTATGCAAGAACGATGGCGGAGTTTTACACAAAAATGGAATGTACATTCCATATTTATGATGACTATAATAAAAATGGTATTATAAAATATAATACAACAGCAGTCGTGAAAGATGGACATGTGAAGATGCGTAACAATAATGATGTTTCCAAAACACTGTTCAATGATAGTATCAATATATTTAATATACAACCTAAATGCTTTAAGGTAAATATTAAGTATAATAACAGAATTTTAAACAAGGCGTTTTTCCTTAACACAATAGACGTGTTCATGGATTATATGTATAACTGCATTTGCGAAAATGGTTTACCACCAATTGACACAGATATACACCTTATCGTTATGGGTCTTAAATTCATATTCCGTTATAATGGCGGTATACAATTTACGATAACGTATCTTGATCATGATGAAACGACAAAACCCTCTGTAACATTGTTGAAAGAGCTTAACGCATATAAATGGCTTTCTGTGCCACTAATTGATCGAATTAAAAAACGATATAATATTACGGATATGAATGAAGCAATGATGGTTCAGATGATCGTATTGCGTTCGAATGTGGATCTTATTGATCAAGGATTCTTAAGTCTTGATGATACTATTATTAAAGCCATAACATATTATAGAACCAGAAACAAAGCCGAAAAAGCACAGGCTGAACAAAACTCAACGAGTAATATGAAAAATAATACCAAAGAAACAAATATTTGGTATACATTTATTAACAAGAAAACTGTTGGTAAACCATGTAGAGGCAATATCTTTTATGCTGGACCTACAGAGAAAGAAGATTTTGTTGATCGTGAAGGCGATCCGATTATTCTTCATGGGGTTAAATTATAGGGGTGGTTTTCACCACCCCTTCTTATTTTTTATTAGACCGTAATAATACAAGGTTGGTTCTCGTTTGCTGTAGTGGTATGAGCCTCATCAAGATCTTTAACGATATCTTCACGACGGTTATACCATTCCTGCAATGCATCGAGTTTCAAATCAATATTGATAAATGCAGTGTCAGTACCATCATAATACTTTAACTGCTGATACAAGAAACCAGCGACATCCGCTTGAGCAAGACGTTCAAAGGTCTCCATCATTGTTGGAGAAATAGTCATAAGATTTGCCGGATGCTCTATAAAGACTTCCAGTGGGAATGGTCTATATCTAGATACCGGTGAACCGTTTACAGATACCAATCTTATTTTATTTGGATATAAGAAATCAATATAAATACCCAGATTAAATAAAGATGTGAAATCTGCAGCAACCTGAGTAAACGCTACATCGTCCAAGCAATACTCTCTTGAAATGAAATCATATGTAGCAAAGTTTACTCCATAACGATCGAATCGTGGATCACATCGATAAGACTGCCAGTCTACATCTTTTACACCGATAATCTTTGTTCCTTCGGGTAAGTTTTTATCAATGAAAAAGTATCCATCCTTTTCACATGTATTATCTATAATCGTAGTAATCTTATATGGAAAGTATCTACTAAACGTAGGAATTGTATCCTCTTCAATGATTACATGCCAAGTATCTTTATTGATTTTTTCTGGCAATGTCATTACAGATAATCCGAGTCTGCGTTCAATTTTATCCAATAGTGCAGTCATACGATTTGTTGCTCTTGAGGTAGCAACGGCTTGATTAACAACACTCATAAATTTCACCTCCATTGTTTTATATGAGTGTCCAAGTCTTATGGTTTGGTTGCATATTATATCTGTGTACCAAGAATAAAATTTATAAGGCAGGTGAGATAAATGTTTAATTGGCAGGAGTATTATAAAACCGCAGAAGAATACATGAACAGTGTTAATACATTTATAATTCATGCATTTGGTTTTTACAACGGAAAGATTAATGTGATTAATAAAGCATTTCTCAATGTAAATTGGGCGATGCGTCCGTCTAGTGCGACGGTTGGTTGTTGTACTAATCCGAATAAGGTTACAATCTTTCCAAGAGTAGTCGAACAGTTCGCAGAGACCGCATTCGACTACTTTTATTATTTACTGGAGGCAGTGATTCATGAATTGTATCATGCGGATCAGATAATCAACTTTCCTAGATTGCTTACTGATGAAGCATATGTACAGAGGATTGAATCACCAGTTGAGATGCAAACTGCAATCTATATTGTTAACCATCAGGCGGAGATTGCAGAGGAGTTTGGTTTAATTATCAGTAGCGGATTTGCTCAGTATGTTCTTGATGAAGCTAAGAAGTTACCATACTTCCCATACTTCAGAAGAAGATATATTGACCACATCATGGTTGTATTTTTAGAAATGCTTACATGTGTATTGACGCAAGCTGACATTGAAAGTACGTACGCTGGCTTTAGCAGTGCATTTAAAAATCCAAATTGTCAGGTTGTGTTTAAAATTAATGGAGTGGTCCTTGTTGTAAAAGATAAGGACTATTTTATTGATATTGCAACTTTTAATGCTAGAGTATACGCCCTGTTCTTCAAAGATCAGTATAGGGCATCAGAAGCCGAAATCGATTATCAGAATGCTGATAATTTGATTATTAAATTTACGCAGGATAGCGTAAATTTAATGTGTAAAATTAAGGAGGAAAAATGAGATGGGTAAAGGATTTACAACTAATGAGTACGAAGAAATTATTAGAAGACTGCTTAATACACAGTCAACTGAAACATGTGATGTTAATGGCGATTTAATCAGTGTTGGCGACGTATGCAAAATCATTCGTGGTTTCGCATCTATGGGACCTATTAATGAGATTGAGGCGTCAATCTATGCAGCTATCAAAGATCTTAATGATCATTCGGAACCAATACCGGATTCTACATTTACGTTCCGGAATATCAGTGATATTATAAAGCAGTTTGACGACGAGGTTAAAATCCTTACAGAACTTGCAACTGCTGATGTAGCTGAAAATGTGGCTATTGAAGATAGTCCATTTGCAGAGATTAACTGTAAAATTAAACACCGTCTTGTTGAGCTTCAGATGATGGCTATGTTTATGGATGGAGATCCAGAAGAAGCCGAATTTGAAGATGATGACCCTGAAGTTGAGGTAGAAGACGAGGAGGATGTTGAAGAGGAACCGGAAGATGAGTGTTATGAAAACGAAGAGGGAGAAGATAATGAAGCCGTATCAACGGAAGATGGTATTATCTTTGACGATAAAATGGCGTATGCCATTGAAAAGTATCTTGACTGCGGAGAGATGACAAGCCTTAAGGAATCCGGTAATGCTAAGATTGTAGAGTTCGTTAAGAAATATCCTTATCTCGCAAATGCGATTGATGAGGTTTGTATTTCACGCTATTCATATAAAATGGCTATTGATAATGAAATTAAAATGATTAATACTATTATTGATAGTAATCAATTTGATGAAATTATCAGTATATCAGTAAAAGAATCTGCAATTAGTATTGCAAACCCATTTGCCGACATCAATAAAAAGATATACATGTATATCAACACGATGCAGACATGGGTCAATAACATTAGGAATTCCATCATAAAGATGAAAGCAGGGGCCTCTCATGTTCATGAATACCCGGTTGATGATAACAGTAGCATCTTCCAGAAGATTTATTGTTATTATGCTGCTATTTATAATCAAGCTAACAAATTTCAGGATATAGTGACTCCTGAAACTATAGAGGCGATAACAGCAAATATCAACGATCATTGTCCTCTTGGCAAAGCATACGATAACGAAACAAAGAATTTCGTTAAAAAGTATCCTGCGTTAACCTCTGCAATTGACGCAGCCCTTGCAGAGATTAAGTATCATAAGGATACCATCAATTCAGAGATTTTGTTATTAAATGCAATTAATAATAGCAAAACCAAAATTGATTCTTATTCTGTTTTAAGTACATCTCTCGACATCGTAGATAAATGCAAAGAGTTTAAGCCAGCTAATGAGACATTAATAAAGCGTGTGAATGAATTGTATAAATTTAAAGACTGCGCTGAGGGTAAAAGCAAATGTTCAGAGGACATCATTGAAATCGGTGAACCATTTATCGGGTTGCTGAAACGGCAGGATGATATATTAACTCCATTTGTCGGATACTATGACAAAGGAATGAACATGAGATATTATTATAGTGGCGAGAATGTCCCTGACTATCTTAAGTTAGTGAAGCTTATACCGTTTCCAACAGAAATCATGTAAGCAGTATTAATGCCGGTAGGGTTATTCCCTACCGGCTTTTATTTTTTGTCTTATTTACATTTTGTATACATAATCCATAATGATATTATCTACATGATCTTCCAGATTTACAGTGAGTCTCTGACCATATCTGTCTGTAAGCAGAACAGTGCTCTCTCCAATCATTGTAATATTATCAAAGATTCCATCAAGAGCATCTACAATCATAGAGAGATTAGCAGATTCTTTCTGTAATCTATTGATAACAGTACGAGCATCAGAATCTGTTAATGTGATAATTCGACCTGGATCATTCTCAGGAACAACAATCTGATTCTCATGAACAGTAGATCCATCAAGAGCAGATTCTGTAACAATCTTATCTGTATAAGCAACTCTATGAGACGGATAAATAACACTATCCCATGTGATAATTTTAATACCCTTTACATATGCTTTACCGTTTACATTTTCGATTGCTCCAAGAGCTCTAAGAGAGAATGCCGGTTTGCAACCATCGCGTAAATCTCTGTCAAAATATTCACCATAATCGTTATTTGTTCCTCTAAATCGTGCTTTAACCAGATTATCTTCAACCCATATATCTTCGAATCTAACACAGACAAGTTTTGGATCAATTGTCTGCTGACGAACTAAGTCATCCGATAACGGATGACCATACTCTCCGCAAAACTGTTTTGCTTTGATTAATTCTTTCATTCTTGGACCATTAATTTCAGGCATTAGATCAGACTTCGCATAGATTCGTCTATTTCTATTCTCAACATCCATGTCCTGCAAAGTGCCTTCTGCGATAACACGTTTAGAGTTTCCATTTGTAATAAGTGTGTCC